ATAAAAATACCTGTTAAGCGTCTCCACCTTTTCTATCCGGTCAATCTTACCCCTCTTGTTCCCATACAGAACAATTCTGTCGGAAATGTTCAATTCCTTTACTTTTATCGGAACAAGGTAGTTCTTCTCATACGTCCATACCATTTGTTCGCCCGAAATCCTGTTAAGAACACCTTCCTTGCCTGCATTAAAATAGATGTTATATACTGATTCTCGCGGCTTCATTTCGCGTACATGTAAACCTTCCACAAGCGTATAGGAATGTCTTGTCTTTACGGCTTCATTAATCCTTATATCCTTTAGGAACTTTTCGCCTTCAAGCGTCCTTATCTCCACAAACCCGGTGTTGAATCCTCCTTCTCCCATAATCAATGCTCCGTTTTCAGAAACAAGCCTTCTTTTGTTATAAGCGCATATTCCGGCCCAGCCTCTATGTTATACAGTTTCCCTTCATACAAGGACAAACCTCTTTCCATTATCTTTATCGCTCCTGCACCCATATGCATGTATTCCGGATTGTCATTATAGAACTTTACGTATTCCTCCACATCCCCCTGTTCTATCTCTTTATCGGGACTTCTTCGACTACTTCCTCTGTTTACTCCGAAACAGTCTTCATCGGTCCATTCATCAAACGTCTTTTCATCAACAAGCGGTATCGTCACTTGATGCAGCATAGTGAACGAGAGATGTTTTGCGTCTTCACATACGGAGATTACTATCCCCTTTTCCAATACAACGTTTTCCATCTCTCCTTTGAAATCAGTACACTCTACACCCTTCTTGAATAGGGTCGTATCATTCATCATACAATAGAGCAATACATACTCGTCTTCCTTTATCTGGTCCAGACGTACCGGGATAACCTCCCAGTTGTACACATCCACCTCTTCCGTGCTTTCCTTGACACGTTCCTTTGTTACCCTTGTCTTCCGTAGGGTCAGAACCTCTACATCTCCCTTATATCCGAAAATCATACCTCAAACACTTTGTCTCCAACATATATTTTTACTTTACTTTTTCTCTCTATCTGTCTCTTGTATGGTTCTTTAGGCGGTTCAAATGAATGCGTCTCGTCATTCCAAACCATACCTTTAGGTACCTCCCTAAGGTCACAGCGGCAAAAAGGGTGAACACTATTTAACACTGGTTTCCAATCTTTAACTTTCCTCCCTATATTGTCCCCATTGCTTATAAGGTCTATAAGCTTGAATATCCTCGGTTTGCTTCCTATCCCTGCCGTGGTGTAAAACTTTATACAGTGCTGGCACGCTCCACTGAATACCTCTTTATATACAAGCGCGTCCGCTCCCTGCTCCTTCATTATCTGCTGGGCTACCCCGGTCTGATAGATGTTCTGCATTTCGGTTTCCACTATACGCCCCCAATCACGGTTCCAGTCTTCCAAGGAATGTCCTATATTGCTAACAATATTCTGAACGGACTTCTTTTTCAAGACACCCTCTATCATCTCCTTCTTTATCGTTCCCAGCTCCAGTTGTCTCTGTTTCTCCACAAGGGCTTTCACCTCTTCTTCCGATACGGCATTAGACATTATCGTTTTGGCCCGTTCTCCCATCGTCTTTATATAGGAATATGTGCGTGTTACTGCTGCATAATACACTTCCTTTTCCAGGGGTGTAAGAACTGCCCATTGGTGACGGTCTATATACTTGGTAAAATCGTCAAAATTGAGTGTTGATAATTGTGCTGGCGTGAGTTGCGCACTCAATCTCCCAAACAGATAGGATTGGAAATAGGGTGGTAACTTTTCTATCTCCCTTCTCCATTTATAGCCATACCGTCTTAACAAAGACTTGTCTTCCGGTGTCAACAGTTCATCTCCCATTACATCGGCTACAATCCTTGCAAGACGGTAGTCTATTATATCATACAGTTTTTGTATCTCTTCCGGTGTGAATATCATTTTTCAACCGTTTTTATCATTTCTTTTATAAGCTCCTTTATCATCGCGTCCGATTGTGTAGCGAACATGGTCTGTGCAAGCCCTTCATAACCGCATTGTATTTTCGGGTATCTGATAGGGTCTTTCACGTGTCTTTTCACTCCAATAAGACGCGATACCAAAGGTGTTCTTATACCATCAATTTTCTTTTCCGGCATTCTTCTTTTCTTTGATTTTATAACCGTCATAAAGGTCTTCATCAAAAATAGACATATCTGGTTTTGGAAAATAAGGATTATACGGGGCATTTCTATGAAATTCCCTGCCTTCTGGACCTAAAGCTGCAACTTCTTCCATCGTCCAACCTTCACCCATTCCGCGTTCTTCAATCTCGAACCATTCCTCGGCTGTCATTTCTTACCTTTGATTTTGTAACCGTCGTACAACGATTCGTCAAACATCGACATATCCGGCTTGGGGAAATAAGGATTAGAAGGGCAATTCCTACTCAACTCCCTACCTTCTGGACCCATTGCGGCTATTTCCTCCATAGTTAGAGGTTCACCCATTCCTCGTTCTTCAATCTCGAACCACTCATCAGCCGTCATATCAATTCCGTACTTTTTCTTTTCCATAATTAACTCCTTTCTTTAAGTTTCTATGCAAATATACAAAACTGTTCAGAATTGAACAAATTTATAAGTCTATTTTTTTAAGAAACCTATCAAGTTCTTTTTGATTTAACACTTTGTTATCATAAATCACTCCGTTATCGGAATTTCCGTCATACAATTTAACGGACTTGAATTTATCTTTCAATGGAGTTTCTATAACCTTTTTGAAAGATTCGGACGCGCCTTTATGTCCTTTTCTCGCTATTTCTGTAGGAACATATCGTTTTGTTCTCTCAAAACGTTTCTGTATTCTATCCAAAGCCGTATTGAAATCGGTTGCCACTCCTACCAAATGAACATCATAACCTTGTGCCTTCAATTTGTCAACCAATTTTTCAAGCTTTTCGGGGTTTCCAAAAACAGCGTCTTTTACAAAAGAGGATTTCTGCCGTATATATTCCTCATCTATTTTCTTACCAATATCTGAGACTTCCTCATGCACATAGGAAGATGCTTTCTTCGGGTCTATGCCCTTCACTCTTTCATAGTCCGGTATCATGTCGCGCATATCGTCCACATCAATAACCGGAAGTTTATCTATAGACGGGTCTTTCTCCTTCATCTTCTTAAGGTAATACCCTTTGCCCGAACCACCACCGCCAAGCATTAAGTAAGCACGCGGTTTGGTCTCAAATAGCATTTTCTTTTGATATTCTGACCTTATTTTATTATGTACTTTAATCTGTCTGTCTCGCTTCCACGCACTACCTTCTTTATAAAGGTCTTCCGTTGTCTTGGTTAAATCGGCTTTCTCTTCCTCCGTAGCCTTTCTTTTCTTATATGGCAGTCCAACAATGCCAAGCTTCCGGTTTACCGCGTTGTTCACATATACGCCTTGTTGTGCCTTCGCAATCTCCAGAAGACCGTCATACATTTCTGGTCTTCCCAGGCTCTTTTCCAAAAGAGCCTTGTTTATATATCTTTCTAACTTTAAATCATCGAAAGTTTCCATAATTTCTTATTTGTAAAGATTTTTTAAATAATAGTCAACTGCTGGTTTCATTATAGGATTGTCGTTAAACGACTTGTATTGTGCGAACGGGTCTTCCTCGTCCTCCGGTACACCTTCCGGCTGTTGTCCAGGCTGTGAAGCTCCGAACATCTTGTTTTGTTCTTCTGCCTGCTTCATCCCCTGGTATACCTGGTTAAGAATGATGTCCTTTTCGGGGTCAAAGTCACGTCCGTTGTACTTCTTGAATATGTCCTGCATGGCAACCATTCCGCTACTCAATTTTTCAGAATCCAGTTTTACCTGTGCTTCCTCGTCTTCCACCTCTATTCCGGTAAATGCAAACTCGTAGTTTTCATCCAGCTCACTCACAATATACTTTGTAATGACACCCTGCAAGAATATCAATAGAGGCTTCAATCCTTTTTCCCGGCTGTGCTTCAATCTTTCGCGCTGCCCGTCCTGTCCGAATATCTGCTGACTTTCTTTAAAATTGAATCCAAGCTCGGACGGGTCTATACGGTATACGGAACATGTCATTATAATAAGAAACTTTATCCATTCGTTAAATTCCATATCACGATTGCTAAGTTTCTGTAAATCAACCCATTCCAAGTCAATACCGTTTATGACTGGGGTGCGGTGCGAATTCTGGTATCCTGCCATCGTCTGTGTCCATGCCTGCCTAAACTCCTGCAATGTGCTGTTTGATATGTTAGGATTCTTTATATTGATAAACCCTTTAGGCTGCGAACCCTGGCAGTTATGGACTGCCGTATAGTTAGCAAGGAATATGTGCTTGTCATTGAATACCTCTATATCATAAAGTTGTTCTTTCTCTTTTACAAGTTTAGAATTGTCCGTTACTTTATAGAAATGGTAGTTCAATATTTCCGGTACACTGCATCCAGCCTCTATCAAAACCCTTATGAGCTTACCTCTGCTTATCCTTCCACCTTTTTTCACATGATGCTTAGAAAAAGATATATCACCTCCCTTGTTGTTTTCCAGTATATCCAGAGCCAGGGAGTTAGGCACCAAGTCCCATTTGTCCTTTGTTCTTTCTCCTCTTGATATACCTTCATTTTTATAATCTTGCAAATAACCTATTTTATTAACAAAAGACATTACATCTTGAATAACAAGTGTTACTGGGTCATTATATCTGCTTTTACTTCTATTGCACTCTCTCGCAGCAACCCCAACACTTAACAACAACTGTAATATATCTTGTCTCAAATCATTATTCACACAACAAATAGTAGGAGTTTTATAGCCCATTATATTTGCAGACGTGTGTCCGTCTGCCGAAAACAGACCTCTCAAAAACGCACATCTCAACTCTTCCGGCAAGTTAAATACGGAAACGGGTATCTTCTTATCTCTTGTATATCCGAATCCTATACTTATAAACCAATCAATAAAACATGTATCATATATGAATATATACGGATATCCATATTCCCCATCACTCCTTTGTGTAGAAGGATTACCTTTCTTTATACGGTAATTTATTCCGTATTTATCCAACACTTTAGAAAAATCACCAAAAAGTTTTTTATCTTTTGTATGATGTGGGAAAATTTCAAGCCTGTGTTCCAACCAGGTACCATCCCCTAAAGCAAAACCAATCATTTCCCAAAAATGTTTATCTTTCACCATCTCCAAAGAAGGGGTAAAAGTTTTCTCTTTTTTAAGAATAGCTTCTTTTGTTGGATTAGTAAATTCCCTAAAATATTCTCTTCCTATAAAATAATCCTCTTCGTGAAAATCGCCATAGGTGTTTATATCCACAAGACAGTAATCGTCTGTAGTCAAATCCTTTTGTTCTTTCCATTTAGGAGACTTATCTTTATCCGTTATAGTCAAAAATCTATGTTCTTGGCTTGTCCTTATCCTTAAACCATTATACAGTCTTGTTTCGTACAAATCATCTATCCTTGTCTTGTATGCGGATGCCTTGCAGTATTCCACACCGTCAAAGACTTCAAATTCCGTACCTACCAAATCTTTTATTCTTCTTAAACCCTTATTTGTCGTAACGAGTGTTTCCGGTGAAACGCAGAAGAAATTCGCATTATAAGAAAAGCCCCACAATATCCAGGTTATGATATTCACCAACGTTTCCAATTCCGATACCCCATATCCGTTTCTTCTTACATCAGATGTCTTGTTTCTGATACCAAAACCAAGCTCCCACGGGTAATACAATATCGGTTCCTTCGTTATAGGATTGTGCAGAATCATTTCGTCCCACACCATACAGTAACGCGGCAAATGCCCCTTGAATCTGTACTGCTCGAAACCTTCCCTTTGTCTGGGGTCTACGCTGTCAAGAAAACGTATCAAAGAAGCGTCCACAGCGCGGAATTTCTGTAATTCCCACATTCTGTTGCGGACCATTTCAAAGGCCAACTGGTCTAATGTAAGACTATCCGACATTATTTTACTTACAAATTCCTGCAAGCTGTCTACATTGTCCCATTTGTCCGTCCATCCTCCCTTTTCCAGGAAATCAACTATCTTTGAAATCTTTTTCTTGTCCTCGTTTGTCAATTTCTCATCCCCGGTAGAAAAAAGGCTCTTCTTTTTTCTGATTGTGAAGCCTTCCTTTTGCTCGTCTTCCGAAAAATCCATAAAGTTCATTATCTGTTCCACGCGTGTAGACACGATACTTTTCACTATATGAATGTCCCCCATCCGACGCAATACGGAAAAGGACAGAACCCCTTTAGAATCCTTGAATCCTCTTCCGTTACCGGATATGTCGTTAGGGTCAAAGAAAACAGACTGAATTTTTGTAGGCTGTCTATTGATTTCTCCCAGATACAAATTAGCCTTCATTATCTCCCCTGCATCGTTTGAGTTTAACGCAGCCTGCAATTTGCTTTGGAATGCCATAGGAGCGGCCTTTTGTAGCCTGTCTATCTCTTCAATGGACAAACTCGAAAGACTTGCAATCAAATCTGGCTTTTCCGCTTTTTGTATTATCTTTCCTTTTCTCTTTCCCATTGTAAACAATTTTTATTCTCCAGCCAATTGTGTAAGGTTTACCGTCGCTTTCTTTCCTCCTTCTACTGCCGTTCCGGTACGCTGTGCGCCAGTATTTGCATCCGCCACTACAGAATATTCAGTAGAACCCTTGGTAAATCCCGTACCACTCACTACAGTAGTGTAGTCAACCGTCATAGGTGAACCGTCATTCTTCCCGTTCACTTTCTTCTGCTTCTTGCTTGAAACACCGAATATCTTTGTTTCTCCTGCTGCTGCAAATGAAAGTGTTGTCGGGTCTGTAGTCAATGTATATTCATAGGTAACTGTCGCTGCAAGCTGTGTTAACGTAACCTTTACCGTCTTGTTACTTCCAGTCTGTGTAATAGTAATAGAACCGTTATTATCTGTTTCTGCCTTATTTTCAGCCGCCACTATACTATAATTCTCTCCATTAGATGTTTCAGATGAAGTCTCGCTAAATCCGGTTCCGGTAATCTGTGCAGTCGTATCTACCTTCTCGACATCACCAGACGGTTTACCGTTAACTTTTTTCTGTCTTGTTGAAACAACTTGTAAACTCTTCGTTTCTCCAAGCGCTACAAACTGTATGGTCTGTGAGTTGGCTGTAAGCGCATAGTCATACGTCACCGTAGCCGCATTCTGTGTCAAGTTCATCTGTACGGTCTTTCCGCCTTCCTGTGAAATGGTTGCCTTTCCTGTTCTCTGTGAGGTCCCGGTATTCTCCTCGGCTTTCAGATTGTAGTTGTTTCCGCTCACTTCATAGCTGAATCCCACACCTGCCAGTTCTATATCCGTAGGATAAGTTTCTGCCTGCTGTTTTACTCCGTTCAGAACTTTTGTTCTTGTAGAAGTCACAGTAACCAGCTTTTCACCTCCTGCACCGTCGAACGTTACCGCTGTCGGGTCTACTGTAAGCGCATATTCGTAGGTTACAGTAGATGCAGCCTGGTTGCATGTAATCTGCAATGTCTTTCCGCTTTCATTCTGTTTAACCGTCACTACCGCTTTTCTTGTCGTGTTGTTGGGGTTCTCGTCAACCGTTACTTGTCCTCCACCGTCAACCTTGAATCCTGCCCCAGATATTGAGAATGTAACCGGGACGCCTTCCGGGTGTCCTACTGGCTGTCCGTTCTTGAATGTCTGTTTTGAAGACGTCACCACGCACATATCATCACCTCCCTTTGCAGGGAAATTAAGTGTAGGTTCTTTAGTCTCCAATACGTATTCCACAACTTCCTGCACGTCCGACAATACCGCGCCTTCTTCTCCGAATCCTTCCGGATATGAGATAAGCTTAACAAGCGCCTTAAACGCCCATTCCTTGAACTGTCCGATATTATAGGTGTGTCCGGGTTCAATCACGATACCCAGCCCCTTATAATATTCCACGTCACCATAGAGGCTTTCCGTCACGAAAACCTTCATCTGACTGTCGATACCGTCAGTTACGACAGTCATTTGGTGGACATTATCTTCTGTTGTAAACAATAACCGTAGCATAATCCCTTTAGTTGTTTTCAGCTACGAGTTCTTCGCGCCATGTATTGTTATCTGTCATTACAACCACGTTCAAATCTTCCTTTGCATCCAAACCAAGGTCAGCCAGCGTAAACGCCATAGGCTTTCCGGACATAACTTTGGTAGCAATGGTCTTGCGGTCTCCTCTGATTACTCCAAATCTTTCTGCGCTTTCCTGCAAATCTACGCTATTAGGGAAATAAATGTCGACATCCTTCTTTGCCGGAACACTTGTCTTGATTGTAATAACGCATGCATCGTTTTCGTTCCATTCTGCCGTTACCGCAACTATTTCGTTCAGTCCCTGGGGGTCGATAATCAGTTCCAAACCCTTTTCTTCCGCAAATGCTACAAGTTCCTCATGCATCACGGCTTCGCCTACATTCCATTTGAAACCAAGCTTCAAAAGCTCTGAACCGCCTTCCGGGTCCGTCACGTTTCCTTTAGGGGTAATTCCACGCGGTGATTCGGTAATGAATACTTTCTTCTGGTCGCAACTTCCGTCCGTTACCAATGTCACATCAATATTCTTGTCTTCGTCCAAAAATCTATACAGTCTCATAATCTTTTCTTTTTAATGGTTTTTATTTACATTCAAATACAATTTCCTGTTCCACGGAACCGTCAGCATCCAGTACGTAAACCTGGTAAATGCCTTTCAAGTCCACTTTCTGTACACCCAAATCCTTCTGACACTCGAAACCCAGATATTCGTTCTTCTCCTTCATTGTCAGAATCTTCTTGTCAACAGATACGGTGCCGATAGTTTCTGGAATGTTGGTGAACTCGCAGAACTTGTTGTTATGCTTAATGCAAATCTGAGTACCTTCCGATACCTTTGCTTTGAAGTTCATCCATAACCATGGAAGACCGCCTGCATATTCAGCCTGCCACGGATATTCCGTCAGATAGGATTCTGGAAGAATACTGTTATAGTCCTCCTCACTGTTGATAATTCCACTATTAGGGTCCATCTTAATAGGCAAAGAATAGGTGAGGCTTACCTCTATCTCCTGCTGCAATGCCTCGAAATTGCCTTGCAATCCTTGTGCAACCTGTGCACCCGTATCGCCGTCCTGTATTTGATAAAAAGCTGCTTTTTTCATAATCTCTAAAATTTAAACTTTAAATCGTTATACCATACGAAATTATCATGCCAAATATTGTCTGTAGAGAAAATGAGCTGTCCCATTCTCCAAAATCCGTCTTTCATCCATTTGCCGAAGTTGTCCCAAACTCCTTTGGTAAGTACCCATACTGCCGGAATACTGAACTTTCCTCCGGAAATCCAATAATTGCGCATGTTCCATCTGTCGTGCTCCAGCACCCATACCTTCTTCACCTTTGGCGGCATTGTTTGTGAAGTACCGCCCGAACCTCCTCCAAGGTATGTGCCCGGGTTTTCCTCTGTTCCGACCCTTGAATAGGTTCCGGGCAAATAATCGCCTTGTGCCATAGTCATTCTCCTTTCATTTCCTTTATCGTCTCCGGTTTCTTATCCCCGAACTCGTCGAAATCAGACAGATATTTTCTAACTCTCTGAGGTACCAAAGTGGGGCTTACCTTTGCCGCGTTCTCCACGATTGAGATTGATTCACGTATTATAAGCGCATTACACACCACGGCACGGAACCATGTGTATATCTCCACATTGCCGCCTTCCACAGTAAAGTTCCCCATCACATGCGAAACAATCAGAATAGCGGAATAAATGAAAAGCTTCGTGATAATCATTGAAAAGCCCTTGCTTGAAAAGTCCTTGTTCTTGATATGATATACCCAGCTTACAAGTGTGTCTATCACTATAAGAATCATTAGGTATTTCAAGAACTCCCAGTCCCGAAACACATATTTCTCAATGAAGGATGTCGTGTTGGAAAAAGAGATAGGTATGCTCAACAACACGGGAAAATATAAACTCATTACGTATTCCCTTATTTTATGTAGTTTTCCCATAATCATATGCGACGGAATTTTAGGAAATGGTATATGCAATATGTACAAGTTTACTCGGTGATGCTTCCGGGTATTTCTTTTTCAGATATTCGTAATGTTCTCTGATAACCCTTTCTGCCTCTTTAGGGTTGTGCCCCGACTTTGCGGCCGCAGCCACGAGTTTTTCAACTGTAGGGAAACCGCCTTTCTTTTCTTTCGGCTTCTCCTCCTTCGCGGTCTCCTTTGTCTTGATTCCCTGGCGACGTACCCAGCCGTTCGCGGTCTTCACGTATTCTTTCCCTCCCCAGCTTTTGACGGTTCCGATAGGTTCGCCCTTCCGTGCCTTCTCTATATCATCAGATACGCACATTCCGGCTATGCCCTTGAAAATGTTCAGAGGTGTTTCTTTGTATCGAAGCATGTCCCGGTTCTCGGACATTGATTTAAAAATACCTTCCTTTCCCGGTATCACTTCCACCTGTGAGGGTCTCACAAACATAGGTTCTTCCTCGTAGAGGTCATTCAGCACTTTAACCGTTTCCAGTGATTTCCAGTCCGCAGCCGCACATGCTTTCTCGAACTCGTCCAATTCGTTGTTTTCCGATTTGTTCAAAACATCAGTAGCAAAAGCCGCTACCTGCTTTGCGGTGAACGCTTCGTAGTCGTTGTCAATGAGAAATTGTTCAAATTGTGCACGTCCGAACACTTTCTCTTCTTTTCTATTATTATCCATGAATAATGCCTTTTTAAGTTATAACGAAATTGCAATTACAACGGTAAAAATAGGCATTATCAGTCAAATAACCAAGCTTTTAACTTGAATATTTATCCAATACTGGGTATTTGTACTTCGCGCGGATAGGGTTTGTCTTTATATACTTCCGTCTTCTGTTTTCTACCCGTTTCCTGGTCCTTTCGGCTTTCGCCAAAGCCTTTTCTATCTGTTCGCGTCGCTTCTCGTCACGCGCTATGCGTTCCCGTATCATCTGTTCCGCGTACAGTTCTACGTCTTCGCTTTCATAATCATCATAGAGATGGTAACTCAAAGTCTCCATATTCTTGAATGTATTTTGCTACAGTAAACTTATTTTTTCTCGCTTCCCTTGCTTTCCTGGCGATTTCTCCTATCTCCTTTCCAAGCTTATTTCTTTCTTCTTCCGATTCTTCATAATATGTTCTACTTGTATTAGGGTCGAAATAATTGTAGTCATATACCGTACAGCGATTTTTTGCAACAAGGTCAATCCTATTATTTTCCTCTATTTCTCTCTGTATTTCTGACCTGTGGATATATTCCAGATATTTCTCTTCCTCCTTTTCCTTCTCGAAATTGTCCTCCCAGTATTCCAAGTTCTTTTTTAGGGTGTGATGCAAACTGAATCTCTTTTTACACGGTACACTGTCTTCTTCACATATTATAACAGCGTCCCTTTTTGCCATTTTATTAAAATCCTTGTCTTCCCACAAATAACCCTTTTCTTTTCTGAACCAAACTCTTTTGAGATAATAAACAGAATCCTTTACCCTTGAAACACCTTCCTTAATCTTCTCGAATCTTCTTGCAAACATATTCTTCCATTCTTCCCTGTCCGGCAATGCTATTGTATAGTTATTCAAATTAGGGTTGTATCTCATTGATTTAGTCGCCTTTTCCGGCTTCATGTATACTCTTTCTCCAAAAATCTCTTTCAATGCCTTTATAAACTTTCTCACTGTGTCTACACTGCATTTCATACGGCTTGCAATACGTTTAGGGCTTTCATAGAACGATACTTCGCAATTGTTCCATTTTATTGCCTCTAATGCGTGCTTATACGCCATCTTTACAGCCTTTTCATAAACCTTGTCATAATCCGATTCCTTCCAGTCCTCGTTATTGTACAGCCATTCAACTATCTTTAAAATCTCGTCTTTCTTTGATTCCTCGTCATTCCATACGTCCAAATTATACTCTGCAATCTCTTTACAATACTTGTAATATCTTATCTTCTTTGAAATGTAATTCAATATCCTTGTAAAAATAGGAGACCATTTTACCCCTTTCTCTTTAATTACATAACGCAAATAATCCGGTAAATACATCTCTTCCGTTACATCCTTGAAATCCTTGTTTATGATTGTACATACATCCTTTTCGGGGAATTTAATATAATCATTCAGTCTTAAAAACTTAATATAATCCTTCGCTTTTCTATAGGAAATCCCTACTTCTTCCGCAACCTTCAATGACAGTTCTTGTGTAGTAAAACTTCTCTTCCAAAACGTCTTATACTGATATTTCTTCTGATTTCTCTTGCAATACTTGTTGTTTATCAATCTAATAGCGCACAATACGCAGCAATACTCGTAATCCTGGATAGTCTGTATGTTCTTCAAATCCTTAATAGGAAATTTAATCTTTTCTGGAATGTCCTGGCGTGATGCCGATTTTTCTGTATCTTTTTTCATTTTCTATAGATTACGCTTCTTTTACAAAATTTCCATTTTTACAAATATCTTGCTCAAGGATATTAACGCCTACAAACACCTGCTTACAAAACAAAAAGAAAAGGGGAAATTTTTAAAAGCGGTATTTGTAAAAGCGTAATCTACAGATAACCCCTTTTCTTTTGCGGTTCCCAGCTCTTTTCAGAACTGAGCCGCCATTTGTTTAAGCACTGCAAACATAGGGATTATTTTTCAATCCACAAAATTTTTTCGAGAAAATTTTTGCCGGGCGCGCCTTTTTCCCAAAATCCCTTCTTGTTTTCGTCTTCTTTCTTTCGCTTCGTCTCCCCTTTCTTTTTTACTTCCATTAACACTTTCCATATCTCACTTTATCCCCCTTCCCCATTTTTCACTCTTTCCCCTTCCTCCCCCAAACCCCCTATTGCTATATTGCAGTTCCTCCTCCTATTAATATACCCGTAAGGGTAAAAGAAGAAAGGGAACTACGTACCCCTTTAGGGGTTAGATAATACCCTTATGGTAAAATGTCAAAGTGTTGATTTCCAGATAGTTATAAATAGTAATAAATATTGACAGAAATTTCCTCGAAAAAGCCTACCTTTACACGTGTTTAATCTTAAAAATTGTAAAATCATGAAGGTAATTTATGAATCGAAAATTGCGAAAATTATCATCCCGAATTTTTCCGCAATCCTAATTTTTTGCTGGCTGTTATGCAAGAAAATGAAAGAGTATTATGACGAAGAATTCCTAAAACATGAAGAAACGCATTCCTATCAATGGAAATCATTAATGATACCGGGTACCGTGCTTTTTAGCGGACTTGCAGGTGTTTTCTCGTGTCCCTGGTTACTTCTACTTATCCCATTGACGTTCTATCTGTATTACGCCCTGGAATGGCTTGTACGTGTAATAGGAGCCTTAATCAAGTATCACCCCGGTTTCAGTGGCGGTATAAAGAAATGGATTAAGAGAATCCAGGCTATAAACCATGATTGTTACCACGCAATCGTGTTTGAACAAGAAGCCAATGCAGTAGAAAAAGGATTGGTAGATTATGGTTTTTTATCATTCTTCAAGTATTATTAACTCGATTGTCAAGATTTAGAAAAAGAAAAGGGACGTTTCACAACGTCCCAGTCTGTCGGGTTTCGCTAAACCCATGTTCTCATACTACAAAACAAAAATGAATAATTATACAAATTGAGTGAATATTTATGCGATAATCTTCTTTATAGAAACCGCGTTCCGCTTGATATTCCCGATTTTCCGACAAACCTCATTAGTGGAAATATCCCTATAGGAAGAAAGAATTTCTGAAATTTCCGTTATCTTGTCTACCAAGATGTTCATTTCTTCCAATCTTTTCCAGTTAACGGAGACCGAAAAATGATTCTTGATAAACTCATCACGGGCCGACCTCGCTTCTTCTACAGTACGGAAATAACCTATATTGTACTTCTTCTTCTCCAGTTCTATTATAACCCGGTACGGCTTGTTTTTGGACCGCTTGTCATAATAGTAGATATATCTGTCATTCCTTGGTTTCATTGTCTTCTTCCTCCTTCTTTTTGAGAACCGGAATAGGTCCCAGGCAGTGAACAAAGATGGCCGTGATAAACGGGGAAATGATAAGCGCTAAAAGCATCCATAATCCAAAACTTCTGTTCATTCTTTCTGCCGTGGAACCTACCTCAGCACTCAGCATGAGATGAACGATAAAAATAATGATACATAAAAACACGATACTTGCATTCATAGCTTAATCCTCCTTTTTATTTAGTTCGTTAATAATTTTTACTGCATATTCCTTCAGACTTTCTTCATTTGTTTCGTTTCCCATTTCCTTGCTGATTAGGGATAATGTGCCATCCAGGTTCTTTCTGTATACAGCAATCATACTCATGCTTTCTTCTTTTGCCGGGTCATATACTGCCCGGTAGTTTCCTTTGCTTAATGTTCTCATTTTAAAATAGTATTTATAACGTTGTTAATAGTAAATTCTTCAATCTCTTTTATGTCCTTTTCGGAGCACATGTGTTTGTTTTCGGTATATTCTATGATGTTGCCGTGAAGAATGTCCGCAGGGGACGGAAAACGGCTTATTTCTGCCACTTTCCATATTCCGAACTTGACTGTTACATATACCTCGTATGAATCGGGATTCTTGAAAAAGTCTATATTTGCCATGATTGTAAAGATTTTATTTGTTTGACAATTATCAATTAATAAGGAAGACCATAATTGTTACGGTAAACTTCTACCAAAGAAATATTTACGTTTGGATAACCTTTAGTGTTATAGGATTTCTTGGCATAATAGAGACGGACACCGACAAAACGTTCTTTCATCATTTCGTAATTATTCTTTGCATCTTCGATGTTCTTGAAAAACTCTACATAATCATTTCCCATGCTAACCGCAAAACCTCTGATAACTTTAATTTCATTTTCCATAACCTTATCTTTTTATTTGTTTGACTTAATTAACCGCCTCCCTTAAGAAGACATTGCAAATATAGGCACTTAATCAGACATACGCAAGTGCGTATGTGCTTTTAACATAAGATTAACATATAACCACAAAGAAAACACCCGGAAACATTCTTTCACGAAGAGCGTAACCGGGTGTCAGTCAAACAAATATATATAAAATTTAGAGAAAGAAGGTTCTAAACTATGTCGGGATGAAAGTATGTCGGATAGTCCCATTCCTTGATAATCTCCTTAAGTTCTTTCCAGGGAATGAAAATGGTGTGCGATGCAATAGCCGCCTTTTTGTCGCCAGTCCAGTAGACGGAAGAAAATACCGGGTTCTCGGACTTTACGATACTTTCCGTTGTCCGTCCCCCCATATCCTCAATCAGCTTGCTATATCCGAAATAGCTGATGTTCTGTCCCAGCACAAGACAAAGGATATCACCAGTCTTGCATTTTAGGGCGCGTGAAATGGATGCTTTGTCTTCGTCGCTTATATTGTCATCATCACGAAGCAAGAAAAGTTTATTGGAAATACAGAGCCAGTTTATATATTGGCACCCTTTTTTGTATGTAAATTCGTTTTTCTTTGCCATTATATCAAATCTTTATAATCGTCTTCCATCCTTTTTATCTCGTTCGTTAATTCCTGGCTTAAATGGAATAGGAACTGTTTCTGATTGTCTTCCATCTCGTCCTCGTTACAACTCATTTTCTTTGAAAGCTGGTCCAGATACCGGATGAACCGCTTTCTTTGGATAAGGTCTATATAGGAGACCGTATAAAGAAGAACATTCATTCTTTTCTGAATTCCCGTAACCGCCCCTATGCACCACAAAAGGAGAGTGATAAGGACTACCGTAAGAACAATCAAACACACAAAAATCGCTGTTATCATAGCTGCAAATATATAAAAATAAAACAAATAATTAATACTAAAGAACGTTCAAATTTTCGTTCTTGTCAATATATACGGGTCTCGAAACAAGGGAACAAGGAGAAATGACAATGTATTTTCCCGGACGTACCTTTCGCAGCGTCATTCCCCGGTATTCGACAATCTGTCCGACCCATATGTAGCATTCTTTCTTAATCATTGAGGATGCTTTTAATTGAGGACAGTTTCTTTTCGGCTTCTTTCTCGGTCTGGAAATAGTTGTGAGTATTAAACTTGCATTCGTCTATATAATCGAATGTTTCTGTACGGGAAGCCACGCAAAAGGAATTGGGGACATTGAAATCAATGTAATAATACATGTAGCCCTTCTTGGCACGCCACCGAATTTTTTCTATACATTTGCTCTTTGTATTGTAGAACAAGCCTTTTTCGGCAAGCGCGTTGTTCATACGCTTCTTTTCTTCTTCCGTAGAAAATCTGTAAGATGGGATAAAATCATAGTAAGAAAATGACATTTCAGTTTGAGGAAAATGTAATTTATTATTGCGTAAATAAACATGATAAGATATTTCAGAAATATTTTCTTTACATTCATATTCCTTGTATATCAATATGCAACCGTCCTCGTGTGTCAGATAGTCACCATCCTTAAGCTCTACAAAAGTTTCATTCTTTTCATGAACGGATAAGAATTTCCCGTCTTTGTCACATAACACCTTTTTCATAATTGTAAAATATTTTTATTAGAAAACATAATTAATCAAATCAGAAAGCCAGGACATGAACTGTATCATTCCGAAGAAAAGAAGGGTGCAAGTGAGTGCACCCACTCCGTACCAGAAACGTACCCACCATTCACGATACTTTGTCTTTAATACTTTCTTGCCGAAACGTCCATTAAAGAAATTTATAAGCTGCTTTTTCATAATATAAAGAATTTTAGAATTCGATAAGAATAAGACGTTTACCGCTTTTCTTCTCACTGACCCACATATGGTTGGAATCGAAGCCGTAATCAAAAATAGACTTGTTTATAGACTTGTTTATAGATTTATCTATACTTTCTTTTAGGATTTCAATCCATTTAAGGTTGAATTCCTTTTCTTCCGGGGAATTGGTTTCATTCTCCTTCTTTAGCTGTGCTATCAGCAAGCATATTTCTTTTATATCCATATTATTTGTTCTATTGATAGCCCGAAGGCTACCGGGTTAATTGATTTCGTAATGAGGCTGCTCGCCTCTGACAACTCTCTTTGCATCCGCAATGCTATCATACAGCTTTGATTCATCACCATCTATGATGGCAAATTCTTGGTGAAAGCCATCTTCAAACATTGTTATTGTGTGACCTTTGTAACTTACTTCCTTGATAACGTTCATTATCTTCATAACTCTTATCTTTTTATTTGTTCAACATTTCGAGTTGTCTTTGAAGGAGGTTAGCGCGGTTCTGTTCATTGGCTGCAAACTCCATATTCCCGATAGACTTATAGAACTCCACATTTTCAAGTGCCTCGGCAAGCGCCTGGCGTTTTTGTGAAACCATAGAGGAGATTTCGTTGTTATTACCTCTCTTCATCATCTCTTCCATTTCCGTACCTCTCACCTTGTAAAATTCTGCTTTCATAACCTTATTTCTTTTAATTTGTTTGACCTTGTTTCCTTATCACATTGCAAATATAGATAGTTATCACGACATACGCAAGTGCTTATGTCCTTTTAACATAAGATTAACATAACCTTTCTTTCAGTGACATTATATTTTTCAAAAATAGGAGAAAATGGTATATGATTATTAGACAGTTAACCCTAACTCTGAAAATTGCGTTGTTTTTCGGCATACAATAAAATAAAGAAAATGAAAAACCGGGAACCAGGCAAAACACCCGAAATTCCCGGCATCCCGAAAACAAATCAAATCACCTCGTCACTGACCCAATCACCAGAACTCGCTATCTCTTTTTCATCCATCAAAGGATAGGGGTAGTAGGATACATAATTATTTCAATTTAAATTTACAAATTATAAAAATACGAAATTTGCAAAATCGCGGCTACAGCATACTGTAGTATCGATTGCCTTATAAGGGAGAATACTTTTTGAATATAGTAAAATATATTTACGCATTAAATAGTGTTACCTTCTGCCCGTTGCATAGGTCCATAGTGTCCACATGCAGCCAGCTAACACCGTCTTCCAGTCTGATAGGATAAGGAAGCTTGTCGGAATCGTCCACAATGATTTTCCGTGCCGCTTCCGCTTCCATACCGGACACAGTAATATCGAATGCGCGACCTAATGCGTGCGCGCTCATATACGGTTTTTCAAGCATTGTCTTTTCCTTGCATAGAACGCACACATTACATCGTAAACCGCGCTGGGAATAGCTTTCTCCGTTCTTCCAGTTGTTGATAATGAAGGGTTTGCATAGGATTTCTTCTCTCAATACAAGAAGCGTTTTCAGTGCCTCGGTCGTGAAAAAGCTCCATATCTGCGATTCTGAATACTTGTTATACACGTGGGGGCATACAAGTTCGGGAAGCGTAAAATACTTTTTCAGTCTTCCAATAATCTCTTTTCTTTCCATAATGATACAAAATTTGAATAAAAATAGGGGTTGCATCTATCTGAACCAGGCTTTCACCCCCAGCCATAACAGACTTGCAACCCCTACCGCCTTGTTAACCTTTAAATACAACTGCGATACAACCTTACCAGTTAATTATCACGATAGCAAAGATAGTGTTTTTATCTCAAAAATAAGCTAAAGTTCAGAAAATAATCGCTCGTACTCTTCCAACTCCTTTTCCATTCTTTCTTTTATAAGCGGAAAATAGGTTTTCGCCATATCCTCGTCAATATAGAAATAGGAATCATAAGAGTTCGTTATTTGTATCTTTCTCTCTATCTCAAACCTGGAAATTCGCTCTAATTGGTCTTTCAAATATTCGATTTTATTATGTAGCTTATTTGCTTCTTTTAATTTCGACTTGTCCATAACTGCTTGATAATAAAGCCCCATTTCGGGGCTTTTGTGAAAATAATAAGTATACCGAAAGATTTATTCTACAATTTCCGCATCACTTTCCGGCTCGTATTCCTTCTTTCCTTCTTCCTGGATAGGGGCGTTCTTCCATTGGTCTATGAAATGTTCGATTACACGACGTCCATCAGTCACAACCTTTTCCAGTTTCTCGTCCGGTTCCAACAATTCATCTGCCATTGCTGCGGCTATGTGCTTTGCCTTCATCACCTCTTCCACCAAATCACTGTCTATCAGTTCACCCAGGCTTTTCTTTGTCAGCAGGTTGAATGTCAGCCCTTCAATGATTTGCTTTCTCTTTGACATAGCTTGCAACATAGTATTCATACGTGGAACGAACTGTTCCGGCTTCATGTTCTCGAAGCTCTTATCATCGAATCCCTCGAACTTGGATGCTGCCAGGAATGCTACCTCATATTCCTTTGGTGTCATTACTACGCCTGCCTGCAAGCATTCTGTACAGAACAAAATGTACTTCACGTTGTTTCTCAAATCTTTTTCCATAATCTTTTGTCTTTTAATATGTTGGTTATTATTCTATTGTCTGGAACATTTTCCCGGTCTCCGTGTCCTTCCAGGTTATTATCATATTCTTTCCTGCCTTGACGCTTACAAGCTCTACATGCACCATATTGCCGTTCTCGTCCTTTATATAGTGTTCCGGTTCATATTCCTTGTCATATTCCCGATATTTCTCTACAAATGTGTCATAGCCTATTATCTCAAAGTTATCTTCCCATGACGATATCTGGATAACCATAGATTCTATATTCCCGTCAACCACGTTTGATGATGCTTGGTACGACATTCTCAGTTCTTCCAGTGCATCCAATACTTCCGTTATTCTCAGATTGTAGTCCTCGTATGCCTCTATGCAAGGTGCAAAATCTATGAGCTTGTTCTTTAGGTATTCCTTGAATTCCTTTTCTCTTTTCATGATGTTGTCTTTTTATGATTGTTCCACATTGTACAATGATACAAGAACCGTGCCAGGACACGTCTTGTGTCCATATCGGCTTCCATATATCCTTCCCATTTCGCAAATTAACAATTATAGGTTGACGGTTTATAATATTGTTTATATAGGGGTCGGATATAACAACCCTTTCTTTTCCTTTATGGTGCAGTCCGTGTTCCCTTTCCGGTTCTTCTTATCACTGCTTTTCCTCTTTGATATCCCTATTACCATTGTAACAAATGTATAACGGGTTAATAATAAAATATGGTCTGTATGGTATCGTAGAGGCGTTTTTCTCTTTTTATTTCTCCTTGTATATCCCGGTCACAATCCCTTCCTCGTCCGTTATGAATAGGGTCTTGTGCTCCTTCGATTCATATACCCTTTCTGACAGTCTGGTTACTGCATGGGTGTTTCCGTTCTCGTCTTCTATGGTGTACATTATCCGGTTTCCTTTCTTGAATACGGGTTCTTTTGGCTGTTCCTTGTTCTTCTCATCGTCTTTCTTTATCCACTCGTTGCACTTATATAAGTAATAGAGGGCTTTCAAGAACACATGGAAATCTTCCTCGTCTACCATTACCATTTTCTTGTTTCCGAATCCGATTGAGAGGACCTTTCTCTGCATGTCATATTCCTTATGTAGGGACGTTGTGAATGTGCTGGTTATGTAGAACTCCGCCTCGTTTATCAGATATTCTGCATTGCAGCTCTCCTTAATCTCAATCTTCGTTTCCTTGTTTATGAATGGGTCCAGTACGTCAATCATATTAGACATCAAGTCGGCAATGAACTGTCTTGCCTGGTATGTTACCGGGTATGTCTTTCCTCCTTCCCCTATCAGTATTGCATTGTTTATCGGGCTTGTGGTTACATTCATATCAAGTGCCTGGATAAGTTCTACCACGGTCTCCATATCGGTTCCCTTTCTTATGTAGAAGTTGTTGTACTTGTGTATTATCTTCTTCTTTGCATCCTTCATTTTCTGTTTGAATAGGATGGTCTTCTTTGTCGCTCCTACTTCATTGTAGAAGTCATTCAAGAATTGTTCCACGTGGAACAATGGACTTTTTGCTGTCTGTTCTCCTATCAATATAGCGGTAATCTGTTTTGATTTAGAGACTGTTAAGTCCATTAAATCGCAAATATTGAATACTTTATTGATACTGTTTTCTGTACAGCACACCAGAATACTGCTATCGTACTTTTTCTGGAATTCTTCTCTATCCATAATCTTTTTATTTTTAAGTTTTGTAAAATATCTATACTGATTGTCAAGAAAATAGGGGTTACTTTGATTTTCACCCCTTCTTTCCGTATACTTAATAATTCGCAACCTTTTGACGGGTATTGGCAACAAAAGTCTTGTTGTTTCCGGACAGCTTTATCGGACCCAGGTTCTCCCAGTCACCGTTTGCCCAGGTCTTCGTTATGATGGAATCTATGTACTTGTCCATATTCTCCTTGATAAGCTTCTTTGCAGGTGCCAGGGAATGGAAGGTGAACATAGGGCTTGTCTCTTCGCAGTCCACATCGTGTTCCCACTTTTTCAATTCCTTGTTGAATCTGTCACCCTTGTACTTTATTGTCACGGGTTCACTGAAATATACTGTATAGGTCTTCATTCTGTTCTGGTTTTTAGAGGCTATTGATTATCTGTAATACTGTTCCCTTGCTGCCTTCGCTATCGCTTCCCCGTATTCTTCCGGGCTTGCCAGGTACGGGATATTGAACAGTTCCGATACGAGTTCGAGCTTTTCCTTGTTTGTCATTCTCTTTGCTATGTCCTTTACGAGAGTTACTCCGTTCATGTCTACATATTCCTTGTATGCTTCATGGAGTTCTCCGCGTTCTTCCAGTTCGTGGATTATTCTCATTGTCGGAATACATCTCATTATCTCTCTGATATACACATGGTAATCTTCGCTTTCTTCTATTTCCTTATAGATAGGGTCAAATGATTTCATGTCTATAAAATCCATCACCTTTTCTGCGATTTTCTTTCCTTCCAGTCTTACTTTAGGGCTTGCCATAATCTTTGGGTTTTTATTTGTTTGACAATTAAAAATTATTTGTTTATAACAGTGATAAACTCACATTTTGCTATCAGAGAAAAATCTCCGCTTTCCATATATTCCTTGTTTCTCTTTTCAATAGACTTTGCTTCTTTTTCGCTGATTTCCTTACCGTTAACAAAATACTTTTTCATAATCTTATCTTTTATTGTTTGACATCTTGTTTCCTTTTGACACTGCAAATATAGGGAGTTATTCAGACATACGCAACTGCTTATGTGCTTTTAACATATAATTAACATATAAAAGGATATAATAAAAGCCAGCTATTTATCACAAACTGCTGGCTGTCAATTAGATATTAACTACTAATACTCAAAAAATGAACATAAAGTTTTTTCGTTTGATTTTAAATCTCTTAGTCCACATCCCATGTTATCGAATCCAAAGATACGAATTTATACCCGGTTTCCTCTTCCAGGACTGATTTTATTTTCTCTACTTCCTTGTCTGTAGGAGGAACCTGCATTATTTCCACATCCATAGGCACATGTACCTGTACCGTTGTGTCCTCGTCCATTCTCATTGTTGCGATTGCTACTATCATACTATTTATTATTATAGAGTTAATTAATCATTGTTTTCTTCCGGTATCGGTTCTTCCTGCATCCATTTCACGTACAACCTTTCCATGCACATGTCAATTTCTTTCAATGCATTCTGTTCGGTAAGACCGTATTCTTTCATAAGTCTTTCCATCATGCACTTTATTACTTCCTCAACATATATCTTTACCATAACTATTTGATTTTTAATGTTTTAAAATAGGTGCACTATCTGTCGCAGACCATGCACCGTGTGAATTTTGAAAATCATAAATTAACTAAAAGTCAAAACAAAATGTCATTATTTCTTCCCGATTTCAACACCCTTCATCTGTCTTAGACGGTTTAGAAGTCTCTCCCTCGTCTTTGATTTGGAAGGTTCTTCTATTATCTCGGCCTCAACTACTTCGGGTATCATTTCTTCCACGAATTTCTTGTTTTCTGTTTCTATTTCTTTCCAGTCATAGGACTTTATCAATGCTCCAGGAAGCATGACTTTTTCAGACCCCAAAACCGGGTTGCTTGCAAAGCCGTTGAAGTCCTTGTAATAGGAGGTGCAGAGCTGGTGCATCAATATTTCGGGTCTTATTCCCGATTTTGCGGCTACCATACCCACTATCAGACTGTTTATGGGGATGTCTCGCATTACGCGGCTTATGTTCTCTTCACCGTGCAGTGTAGCGTTTATGTCTATTTTCCCGTCAACTGTAAGTTTAATTTCATTACCTTTTACTTCCTTCCGTGCGGCTTCCAACAAAGCGCGTATTTCCTTTAGGATATTGAGTGCGCTTCCTACATTCCCTTTGCTCCAGAACTCTTCATATTTTAGCTGCAAGTCTGTCATACAGTCATTTATGATTTCCAGTCTTCCGGCTTCCGTTGCCACCTTATAACGGTCAGAACGCATCACGTACTTGCTTTGCCTTGCCTCTATCAAGGATTTGTGGTTGTTGAAGAATTTTACCAAATCTTCTTCTCCAAGCGAATAACCCTCCTTTTTACGTATAATCTTGATTATATCTTTGGGGTTGTGCATGGAGCCGAATAAGTCCAGAAGCATAGGTGTCAGCTTGGCAAGCGCCTTTGCCTTGTCATTGTGCAAATCGAAAGCATGGAAATACTCGCTCTTTACCCTGTGGAACTTGGCAAGAAGGGGTAACATCACATTTGTACGAATTTCTGTAGCGTCATTTATTGCTTCTTGGGACGCTCCGCGTTTCGCCATGATACCCTTTATGTTCACGAGCTTAAGGTCTATCACGTAGGTGTACCCTTCGTTTCCTTCGTACTGCATGAAACGGTCGGGGTGCTCGTCAAGCTCCCTTCTTACCATCTCATAAGCTACATACTTGTCCTGCATATAGGGAGAAGCAATAAGCACGAAATCGGGCGCATCCTTTAAGATGTCCTCTTTAGTATATTCTATCTTTTTTGCCATATATAGAAGTTTTACCCACAAAGGTAGGTTTTAATAGGGAAATAAACAATAGTTATTTCACCAAATCAATACCATGTACACGAAACCAAAACTTCTTCTTTTTCTTGTTCAACGAATGAAACCTCCGGTTCCACATTTTCACTGATTGTTGATTCAAACCAAACAATTTCTTCCGGCTTCGCTGTCATATCCGGTTCCATAAATCTTTCTTTGTTCTCCATAATATCTTTCTATTTCTTTTTCTGCTGATGTAATTTCCCACGGCTGTAGCAATAAGTCCATTTTTATAACCTTGCATTGAGGAAACCATACTCTGTCATTGTTGTACTTGACATTCTGCACCGCATGCACATCCACTTCGACAAAATAGCGGTTCTCCTTTCCAATAACAACGGGTTCAAAGTTGACGGCATAGCATGCCATCTTATGTACAAAATCCCCCCTTATCCTTGTATTCAAGCACGAAATTACAAATAAAACCGTCGTTGTTGTCGTTATAAGTCTTCGTAACCTTCTTTTGATAGAGGTAAGCGATTATTTTCTGTATCATATATCCCAGTCCTTTAGCGCCATTTCCAGGCATTGGCTTATACTTAACTTTGGGTCTTCCTTCAAATATTCAAGTGCCATTACGGCCACTTCCGCATCCAATCCGTACTCATGTGCCTTTATCATGCACTGGAACCAGTAGGTTCTTTCTTCTGTATAGGTCATTCTTTATCCTCCTTATACTTTTCTACCAATTCCAAATTTTGCGGAATGAACGCCCTTTGTTCCCCGTCTATTTTCAAATGATAATAGCGGTTACTTTCCGTTCCGCATATACTTGCTACTTCCGTAATCTGTCCGATTAGCATCATGTTGGAACAATGGAGTATCTTCACCTTGTCGCCTACTCCGAATTTTTTAGTTTTCATAATCCTTTTCTACTTTATAGTTAAACGCTTCCAGGAACGCCTCTACCACCATTTTATTGAGTATAGTTTCTTCCTGATGTGTATAAATAGGGATAAGATGGTGTATGCACCTGGGTTTCTCCTTTGGGGTTGGTTATTCGTATCATAGCATTAATTAATTTTTATAAATTCCAAAAGTATCAAGGCCAAAAGTTTCTGCGATATATATTGATTCATCTTCACATCTCATTCCGCGATACCAACGTTGTAACTCACACGGAGAAACGCAAAGTATATCAGCTACATGACAACTCATTTTCCAGAATGAACATTGGTCGCATCCCCCTATCTCTTTGAGATATTTTTTAGCAAAGTATTTAAGTGCTTTCTTAAGCATAGAAGTTTTATCTTTTATATCGTAATGGTCTGCACGTAGATAATATCTGAGACTATTTTCAACACCATTTTTGTTAATATCATCAAAAACATCTTTTGCCCACCACAATTCATCTTCTGTCAGCTTCATTGCCTTTATGTCCTTGCTATATATCCGTTTCATAACCTTATCTTTTTATTTGTTTGACCTTGTTTCCTTATCACACCACAAAGATAAGATTATGTTATGACATACGCAACTGCGTATGTGCTTTTAACATAAGATTAACATATTAGTCCTTCTCCACATATTCGATTATAGGAGTTTCCTCTACCTTTGTCAGTCTGCATTCACCTACACAATCCTGCATGTATTCCAGCGCTTTAGTAGAGGCTTTCACAAAGTCCTCGTGCTGTTGCAATACAATCATCTTGTATTGCCTTATCTTTCCGGAAACGGTTGCCTCGCTGTATACGCCCGTGCACTTGTACCATCTTCCCCCGTGTTCCTCGTTGCGTTTCACCGAATCCACAATCACCTCCTTAATAGGGGATATGGCAAAGTCCGCATCTATGTTAAACATCCCGTATTCGGTTGCCATTGTTTCGGCATCCATGTAATTTTCTGCCTGTACCGCTATGACATCGACAAACTTTTTATAAGCGCCATTTGTCGAATTCGGGTCCGGTGCCATATAGGTAAACGTGCACTCGAATATCATTCTTTTTCCTCCTCTTCCTGTTTGGGACAAAGCACGCATATAGGGACTGCCGGATATTGGCATACAAGCGGAATACAAGCCGTTTCCGCGTTTCTGTTCTTCCCTCTTATCCTTCGTATCAAATCATCGAATTCTTCCTTTTCCACGAAAAGATATAGAGGATGAACCTTGTAATCCTTATCCTTCTGTATCATTATTTTCTGCTGCTCCATGTGGATGTTCAGCATTTCTTGTGTAGGTAGGCATTCTTCCAGTCCTGTTACCTTGTTTGCGCATATAAGCGATACACTCTTTCCCGGTTCAAGTACGGGGATATACATTTTTTGCTTTTTCATAACTTCAAGTATTTACCTTTGTCAATTCTTTTTACTTCTCCTTTACTCATTTTCTTTAATAGGAAGTGGTCTATGCCGCTCCTTACAGAACCGGGGTGGAAATCCTTTATCTTTGTGATAAATTCAATCCGGCAAAATTCCGTGCCCGGTTTCATGCGCTTAAATTCGCGGTCTATTTCCGTATATACGGTCTTCTTAGGTTTATCGTCAAACATTGCAATATACAAGCTCCTTTCTTGCTCTGGTTATAGCCACAAACAATAAACATTTTTCATTATATAATGCTTCTTCCGTATTCGCATACTTGCTGGGAATCAAATTTCTGTTTAGCAAGAAAACACGGTCTGCCTCCAGTCCTTTAGACTTGTGGATAGTGGATAATACGATACCTTCCGTATCGTCCTTATATATCTCCTTTATATTGTCTTCCAACTTCTTCATATCTCCCCAGTTCTTGTAAAGCATTTTCAATATAGTACACTTTTCAAGAAGGGTTACATAGGAAGGGTTATTTTTTGCCTGGATATCAGTAAAACCCCGTTCTTTGAGTTCCGAAATTTTCTTCTCGCACATCGTGTCCAAGTCTTCGATATATCTTATCTTATCCACAAGTGTTACGAGTGCATCTCCGTAATCCTTACCTTTGATTGTCGCTTTCTTTCCTATTTCAAGTAAATAGAGAAAAACTGTTGCCAAAGGCAGGTTGTTCCGGCATAGAATAAAATCCTCGTTTTCCGCTTCATCGAACTCTCCTTTTCTCACAATCCCGTTTATTGCATTAGGTGCAGCAACAATCCCATTATCAAAAACTTTTCTCGCTTCTTCGACTATGTTCTTGCCGCATCTGTATGTAATATCCAACGGTAATACTATGGTGTTGGGATAAGATTGCAAGGACTTGAAAACCTCTAAAGAACTCCCCTGGAAACCGTATATACATTGCCTGGAATCTCCGACTGTAACGAATCGTCCAGACTTTTTTATATATCTCATTGACAATTCTTTTTGAAGCTTTGAAAAATCTTGACAATTATGTACTATTATACCAGCATCTTTGTTCAATCCTTTAAATGTGGAACCACATATTAAAAAATTGTGATTATCCTCTACCTCAATATCATACACTTCTTCTTTGTCTTCAATTTCTTCTACTTTATCCACTATAATATCACCAAAAGGGAAATATTCATTATTCCATTTATATGTACCTACAAGATGATGGTATTTCTCTAATATTTTGTATTTTAAACATGGATGTATGTATGGAGCTAATTCTTCATGTAATGAATCATTACATTTCATACTAAACTCTATAAACCAATATGGTTTATCAGTTGACGAAGATTTCGCTTCCCTTACTTTACAAGCAAATCCAAGCTTATTTATTCTCTCACATAATTTATAACACAATTCTTTGCAAGCACTTCCACTATACAATTTTGATACCTTACCAAAACTTCCATCATCCATGTAAAGAATAGCAAGCTGTTTAATTGTCAAATTTTCTGCAATTTTAAACCTGTCTATAGATTCTTCATCTATACATAAACCTTTAGTTGTAAATATATAAGCCGGGGTTTTTGCAAATCCATTTTCTTCTATTCTTTTCACAACATTTGTTTGTTGAAATAACCATGCCTTCCAATACAAATAGTCTTTTTGCGCTTCTCCTTGAACAAAACCACATCTATTTACATTATACATAAGTTTATTTAAACTTCCGTCTCCAATAATAGAAGCTTGAAACACTTCTAATTGTTCCGTATTGGGTATCGGATGGTAAGGCTGTGTATTACTGTCAGATAATAAAACATACCCCTTTTTCAAATCTTTAGCTTGAATCCATCCATAATCAGTTAGAAACGGATGGTTAGGAGTGCATTTTATTTTTCGCTTTCCAGCAACCGTGATTTTTACTAAATCGCGTATGCCTTTATTCCACATATTCAGAATATTTTTGTATTCAAAAACCCCTTTTTCTATATTAAAGCTTTTGGCTTTTATAGATTCACCTTTACAGAACCTTTTGTAAATTCTTTCTATTTTATCCTTTCCTCCTTCAATTAAAATTCTTTGGTTTCCTGGAAAACATTCGTCAGTTACCACAACATCATATTTAGGAAAATCCTCACTATCAATCAGTTGGTAAGGGAAATAAAGCATATCCGTAAAATCAATGTTAATTTCTTTTACTGAATTTATCTTCTTCATTTCCTTGTGCCAGGCATTTCTAATCTGTTCCATATCCCCTACCATGCGTTCCTGGAATTCGATATTCTTTTCAATGCAGATACCCGGTATTTCCTTCTCGTAATCCGTAATGAGGTTGACCCTTATGTAATTCCATATTATCTGTATCTCGAATAGGTATCGAATCTGCTGTTTCACATCCATGTCCTTTGTTTCAAGAATTTTCTTCCCGATAACAAAGCACTTGTTCTCATTGATTTTCGGCTTTATACGGAAATTGGAAAGCAGTACGCGCAAACCTTTAGAATGAAAAGTGTTTACATCTATATGAGACGGCAAACGTTCCCTCAATTCTTCCGCAATGCTCTTGTTGAACGCCATAAACAGAACCTTTTTATTAGGCGGTGTCCGTCTGCAACACTCCACTATACAAGTCGTCTTGCTGCTTCCTGCCGTTGCCTCTATGGCAATATTCTTTCGGGTATTCTCGTATGCGTCGAAAATGGCTAACTGTCTGTCACTCCATTTCATTTTGTAAAGTAGGTTAACTGATTGATGTAATCAACTAATGATTTATAGTCCTTTTCGCGCTTCATGTCCATTTTCTTCTTAATTACGCTCAGAACGTCACCGAATTCTGTATTATTGTAGAAAACAGTCCTGTTGTAGTCTATTTGGGTCACTACCCATATGTCCACATCCACATCCTCTATTTTTATACGACACAAAGGGTTTGTTTCCGGATATTCGGAAAGGATATCGCTTTTCATATCCTTGTTTATCCTTGCCATTGTACTTAGAGCGCGCAAAGAATCGTCACTTATTCCTTCTATCTCTATATCCAAGTCGTGCGGTTCCACGTTGAAACCATGTATATACATTGCCATGCTTCCACCGACAACCATACGTTTACACTGCAAACTGTTCCTTAATACGTTCAAAACTTTAAACAATTTGTTAACCTTCTCTTCTTTAGTAAAAACAAAATACTCATTCATAATTCTATTTCTTTATCAAGTTCGTAATTATCAAAATTCTTATAATCTGCCAGCATATCGGCTACATGGTTCCCGTATATTATAGGGTTGTTCACGTCTTTTTCGTGTCCCCGGACTTTCATAAACCGTACCCGTATCCGCTTTCGTTTATTTAATTCTTGTCTTATTTTTTCTATAATATCCTTGTTCACTGTCGGCCTTAATTCCGGGTCTGTCATACAGCTAACTGCATACTGGCTGTCGCTCCATATCGTAACCTTTAGGGGTACGTCCTTTTTCATGCTCTGTACTGCATGCAATATCGCCCTTAGTTCGCATCTGCTTATGGTCGTATCGCTGTAACCTTTGGAAATAAAATATTCCTTTCCTTCTTCTTGGATATATACACCGCAACCGCCAAGACGTGACTTCCATTCACAGCTTCCGTCGGTAAATATTGTTATTTCTTTTCTTTCCATTCTTTCAGCTTCTTTATCAGCGCAATATCCATCGAATCGTCACGGCTTACTTGTACGTCAATACCCTTGTTGACTGCATCCGTTACCTTTATCTTTCCGTCCAGCAATTCGCGTATCTGCGTGTCTATTGTGTCACTGGATAGCAAAAAATAGACGTTCATAGTCTGCGTTTGCCCCATGCGGTCTATACGTCCTGTCGCCTGCTCCAGTTCTGCCGGACGTTGCGGCAATTCGAGAAACGACATATTGTAACAATATTTCTGCAATCCGTCTATACCCGTGGATAATGATGCAATGTTGACAAAAAGGAATGTCTTTTCTTTCTTCCATGTTTCAACCTTCCGCATCTTCTCTTCCGTGCTGTATTTCCCGGTCACTACCTCACTGTTCTTGAACTCCTTTCCAAGTCTTTCCAGTATGTCGGTCGTAATGCCGAACACTATCATTTTCTCGTCCTCGTTCGCTTCACTCCATTCTTTCAAAAACTGGACAATGAACTTTATCTTTCCGTTTATGGACAACTTCTTCAATCCGGACAACCTTACAAGCTGCTCCGCACGTATAGCACGTTCTGCCGCCTCTATGTCGATATTGGCCAACCATTCGATAAAATCCTTTTCTGCTTTCCTATATTCCTTTTTATTGGTTATCGGCACATTGACCGTCTGTTTGATTATAGGAGGCAATTCGTTCACTACGTCGCGCAATTCTTTCCGGAAATAACAGTAATGTTTTATTACCTTGTTCAGTTCCATTGTACACGAAGCCCCGGTACATACAAGTCCGAATCGTGTTTTCTTTGCGGCACAATATCTGTAAAGATAATATAACGAATCCGGGAATATCTCCTTGAACCTTCCAAGAATCCGCAATATATTGATAAGCTCTTGGGGCCTGTTCATGATTGCCGTACCGCTTAATCCTATGGTCTTTTCTGCATTCTTTACAATTTCCTGTACACATTTTGAACGTATGGATTTCGGGTTCTTGCATAGGTGTATTTCATCAATTACCGCCAATCCCCATTTTTTGGTAAGCGAACGACTGTAACGAAGTTTTACCTCTTTCTTGCCTTCCTCCTTTGCACTTCTTTTAAAAAGATAGTCATAATTTATTATCGTAACATCTGCTTTCCAATCCGTGTTGGCCTCGTCCTTTGAATCAATCACATGTACCGTTCTGTTAGGGTTGCACAGCTTCCATTCATTGACCCAGCTTTGTTTCACCGTTGCCGGGCAAACCACAATGCAAGGAAATAGGTTAAGCAATTCTGCCAGTGCTATAGACTGCCGTGTTTTCCCTACACCCGGGCCGCAACCATTAAGGCAATTCCCATGATTAACCATATAGGAAACTCCCTCTATCTGATAATCTCTTAAATGTAGCGGTAATCCCAGGTAATCAAACATTTCTTTCAACTCCTTTTCGTTTACAAGGGGTTTGATTTCCTTTAAAGGTATTTCTATCTGTCTGTCCGGGTTCTCGTTCTTGAATCCGTTGCCCTCCAAGAAATACTTTAACATTTGAGATTTTTCTAAAGAAGGCTCAAAATACCACTCTTTCAAAGCCGGGTTATATTTGGCCCCGAAGTCACGTTTCATTTTATTTACAAAATTGGCGTTATAATTAAAGCCAATATAAACGTAGTCCTTATCTCTATACCAATATCTCATTACCAAAAGATTTACAAAAATAAGAGGCTTATTTTCTCAAACCAGCCTCCCCACTATGTCAAACAAACAAAAGAAACTCAATTAAACATTGAATTTTTCCTTAAATTCCTCAAACGTGAAAACGGGTATTCCGTATTGTTCCGCTTTCTTTTCCTTGATAGTTCCCAATCCTTTTTCCTTCACCACCAGGCACGTTGTTTTCTTGCTTACAGAAGAACCTATCTTATGCCCCTTGTCCATCAATTTCTTTTCCGTATCGGGTGAACGGAATCCGGTAAATACGACCGTCATTTGTCCCTCAAAAGTCTTTTCTTCCAGACCGTAATAAGTTATAGGAATGTGTGCGGAATCATCGTCGTTCACCCACCAAGCTTTAACACCTATAATAAATGCCAGGGCCGTATTAAATCCGACACCTTCAACTTTAGCTTCAATGTTAAAAGCCCAACTATCATCACATTCTTTTGCAAAAGCCGCTACATCTTCACAAGTGTACAACTTCAATCCGTCAAGAATTTTTTGACATGTCTTTTCGGCTATTACACCCTCAAACTTATTGTAGGCTGTCAATAATTTTGCAAAGTTCGTACCTTTCTTTCTCAACTCTTCAAACTGCCTTAAAAGCACCTTTGCTGCAACATTTCCGATACCTTCAATCTTCTTAAGGTCTTCCTCTGACAATAGGAGAATGCTATCCGGTGTCTTATACCCGGCATTAAACAGCTTCTTTATTGTCGGTTCTCCGAACTCTTCAAAACCTAAAATATTGAAAAAATATACACATTTGGCAAGCATCACTCCATCACATTTTTTATTCGCACAAATCAAGTCTACACCGTTTTTGTCCATTTTCAAGGGTTTGCCGCAAATAGGGCATTTATCGGGCAAACAACTCACCAAAGAAGGCCAAGACACGGTAAATATATGTTTCGGTATCACATCACCGGAACGGCAAATAATGACACGTGAACCTGGCATAATAAAATTATCCTTTACATAACGGGCATTATATGCTGTACATTTGGAAACCGTAGCTCCGCACAATTCAACGGGTGTAATGTCAATTACCGGGGATAATCTTCCGTCTTTGGAAATCTGCCATCTTACATTTTCTACCTCTGTTTCCTCTCTTTCCGACCAATCCGGGTTCTTGTAGGCAATTGCATAACGTGGGTTGCCGTTCGGCAATCTTCCAAGCTCTTTTCTTATTTTCGCACTATCCACGTCTATAACAAGACCGTCGCATTTGTAATCATTTGTTATGCCCTTGAAAATATTGTCCATATATTCATTAAACATCTTTTCGCTATGAATAACTGATTCTACGAATGTTTCGACATAACGAACTTTTACGGACGAATTGTCATTCATAAAGGCAATCATACTTGCCTTGTTCCAATCCTCATTGGAATATCCATACCTTATATACTGCACATCCCTCATATTTGGAGATACAGTAGGAGAATTGACAAGACCAGCTACCGCATTTCTCGCGGACTTGTAATTTGTCCGCTTCTTCAATGTCAAGAAAGTGGAATTACGGAAAATAGCTTCTCCGAAAGTATAATATCCTTCCGTTCTTTTCACGTCCTTAAATCCGTGGTTAATCATCTGTTCAAAATGAGAAGTACAATTCTGTCCTACCTCGCCATTTCCGCGCGTCCATGCCTTCTTGTTGTACTCGTCCACACATAAGGAAATACCGTCAAATTTAGGAGTGATAATCAGTCGGTCTTCATTTTTCAGTCCACATGACTTTACCCACCTTACAATCTCATCATAAGTTTTTACCTTTTCCAGGCTATACATGGGGATAGGAAGGGTTTCTTTTCTTCCCGAAACCTCGTCATTGACCCCTTTCTTGAACCAATCCGCATTAGGGCTGATTTTATGCAGTTGTTCTACAAGCGCGTCAAATTCCGCATCCGTTATTTCCGGTTCACCTCTACGATAGGCATTGTTATATTCTCTTATCTTCCTCTCCAGTATTTTAGGGTCTAAATTCGATTTTACCATAATTATCTTATAATTTTGAAAGTTCTGCACGCAATTTTTCTATATTGTCACATTCATTCCTCTTAACATCTTCTTTAGAAGTTTCCGTGAGAATAACATACGCTTCTGGAAAATTATCTTTCAATTGTTTTGTTGTATTGATATTTTCAAGCGCGCATTTTGTCCGGTTTTTGATATTAGATGCTTTCCTGTCTAACTCAATCATTCTCTTGACAAAAAGTTTTGCTTCCGTTGAACTCTTCAATTCATCAAATTCTGTATCAGTTATAAACGAATATACAAAATAATTAACTTCAACATAACTCACTATATTGTATATTCGTTCGTGTATAAAACTTGACAGATAAATACACCCTTTGGTTTTTACTACATTAGGGTATTTATCCATAAATTCAACAACATCTTTTGGTAAATTTTTCTTGAAATATTCGTCGGCAAATTTACCAAAATTCTCAAATTCTTTTCTTGACTGCTCTATAATAGGCTTGATTATACTTTTTGCAATCCTATCTTTTTCGTCAATTGTTAATCTTTCGCTTGCCATAACTAAAACTCGTTTTTCTTGTTAGCAATAAAGTAAATGTAATCGTCACTTCCAAACTTAAAATCTTTTCTCGGTCTTCCCTGCAACCGGGTATCTATTCCGATAGGGTTCAATTCAGACAACTGGAAAGTAAGGTGTTTAACATCTTCCGTTATATCCACCGCTCCGCGCACTTCATTAAACGGGTTATCCCTTGTCTTTGTGGCAAAATTTTCCACCATAAAAACTTTATAGGTTCCCAAAAAGTTTACCGTTATGAACTTGTATCCCGTGAGAGCTACAAGTGTCCATATATTTTCTATTAATTCGTTCATTATCCAAATTTTTTAAAGTCATTCACATAAACCAAATAGTCTTTCTCGTAAAACTTCCATCCGTCATACAACCTATCGAGATAATTTTTAATCATCCTCATGCAAGCGGCTTTCATATAGTTCTTTTTCTTATTTCTTTCGAGAAAGGCGTTCAATTCTTCGTAATTGTAACCGCCTTCTTCATTAAACAACTTTGAATCATCGTTGCTAAAATTTCTGATTTCGTTTATCTTCTCGTAAATGCTATTCTTAAGTTCTTCAAGTGATTTCATAACCTTATCTTTTTTGTTGTTTGACTTATCATCTCTTAATCTCACAATGCAAAGATAATATTATGTTATGAGATACGCAAGTGCTTATGTCATTTTAACATATAATTAACATATCACCCACCGAAAAAGTCCTTAGTCATTTTATCCCTTTTAGCCTTTATAATCTCGCTAATACCGTCTTTTTCAAGACCTTTCTTGTATCTATCTTTGAGAATAGAGGCTTTGTTTTCGTTGGACTGGGAGCCGAAAGAAGCGAACGCCACGTTTATATCACCTTCGCTTTCCGGCAATTCCTCACGATACCCCATCTGTTTTCCGCATACCTTGCAGTAAGGTATATTAATAGGTACGGTTCCCTTATCAGTATATTTGAACATCGGGCGTGTCTCTATAATTTCCTTCCCGAATTCCGTACATTCCTTGTTTTCACATTTCCAGTATATCATCTTTCTTTATTTTTAACTGGCAATCCTTCCAATACCAAGGTTACACAATCCTCGAAACTCATAACTTTTGCACCGTCTTCTTTCCATCTGTTGATATCTTCCTCCTCTTCTTCCGGTGTCGGTCTGAATATCTTCCGGCACAATTCCCTTTGATACTCTTCGTTCTTTTCCTTATCATCACCATACATTCGGCATTCTCCCAATGTATTATAATAATCTTCTTCTGTCATTCCTGCCTTAAAACAAGCAACCTTTATTGCTACATTAGGCGTTATAAAACTTTTTCTTATATATTCTTCCATACCATTGTTATTTAAAATGTCTACGTCCATATTCAGCCATCAACAAAGAATCAGCAAAGTTATCGTCGTCCTTTAGGCTCCTGCTGGAGCGTTTTAAACTCACGTCCGGGAAAATACGGTGTGCAGCCACGATACTCATTTTCTTCACGTCCTTTACCGTTTTGGTTCCGTCATTTTTTGTTACCATCTTTATACCCTTGTGCATATCCGACTGCCATTTTTTAGGCGGTATCTTCGTGTAGGGTAATCCAGCAATGGCACAGAAAAATTCCGGCACGCACGAATTATATCCGAACGTAAACGTTCCTTTTGCCGAAGAACCGTATAATGCGTGTACATCCTCTATTACAACATGCCGGACTTCATACCCTTCGACAAAAGCAAGAAGTCTGTTTGCTGTTTCTATCATGTCCACCACCTTAATGTCCTTAAAGATGGGTTCTGCTTTGACAAAGGTTCCATCTTCTGCAATCATTGATACAAACCCCTTTGTTCCGGGGTCAAATCCCATAAATACTTTCATGTTACACCTCCAGTCTTGATATTCCGTTTTCTTTTATTACTTTAAGTTGCTTTATCTCGTCATTAAGCTTTGGTACATGCGTAACAATCAATATTGATTGTTTCAAAAACTCCGTAGAAGCTATTATATTTTCTATACCCAAAGAATCGCTGCTTTCCAACACTTCGTCCAGCAATAAAAAATCCATGCCTCCATATTGTTTTGTGGCATTAATCATGCTTTGTATTGCAATGATAAGAGCCACTTCCACACGTGCCTGTTCACCGCCCGAATAGAAGAAAAAGCTTTCCATTTCGTCACGGAAAACATAGGGTGTTATCTCCTCTTTCAATGTTCCGTTCGCATTCCGTTTGAAACCTTCAATCATCAGACGCAAATCGCTTTTCATTTTCTTTAGTACATCATTGGCAGCACTCTGAATATTCTTTATCTGTTCCATTGCCAGGTACATCTTAAAGTCTTTAAAACGGCTGTCCCATTGCTGTACTTTGAAAATCTCGTTTTTCTTGTCAAGAATTTCTTTGTTTCTTTCTTCTATCTCCTTGGAAAGATTTTTTACTTCTTTCTCCTGTCCTTTAATAGAGGGTCTTTCTGCTTTCTGCTTTTTCAACTCCTCTATATACCCAGTCTTGGAATCAATGAGAGAACGGTTTGTTTCGACCTCTGAACGCATCTTTACAATGGAGCTTTCATATCCTTTCTTCTCGCGTTCAAATTCCCTTATACGGTCTTCAACCTCCATCATCTTGTCAACCACCTTTCCACGACGTACACGCAATTTACGTTCTTCCTCTTCCGTCTCTTTCCGTACATCCTGGTATTGGGATATAAGGTCTTCCAGTTCGTTTATAGAGGCTTCATATTCATTCTTTTTTACCGTATTCTTGTCAATGGCTGTTTTATAAGCCTCTTTGTCAGCCTCCAATTCTTCAAAATCCTTGTCAGCATCCATAAAAAACTTATGATTGCAGTTAGGGCACACAATGACACCAGAAAGCAATACTTCGACCTTCTGTAATTTCTTCTCATAATCAGCTAATTTCAGCGCATAATCCTTGCGCCTTTCCTCCTTGTTTGACTTGTCTTTCCTTAACCCGGCTATTTCCGTGTCTATCTCCTTATAGGTGTCCTTGTAAACATCCATATCGAAGCTTTCAAGCTCCTTGTTCACTTCTTTTTTCAGCTTTACAAGCCCTTCAATATCCTTGTCTACACCTTCGATATTCTTTTCCGCTTTGGGAATGCGTGTCTTTACAAGGTCTTCATTAAGAATTTGTAAAGAATATATTTCGGACTGAATTTCGCCTATTACACCCTTTTTCTTTTCTTCCGGGTCTTCGCTTAACACTTGCTGTATCTGTTCCTCATAGGCTTGTTTCTTGCCTTCCGCAACATTTTTCAAGCATTCTTCTTTGTGCAATTCTTGTTCCAATATTCCGACTTTTTCGGAAATCACGCCTTTTGTTTTGTCAATATTGGAGAAATTGACAAAGCGGCTTATTAAGGCAAGTTTTTCGGTATTGGAAGAACGAAAGAAAGACGAATAATTACCCTTTGTTACGATATAATAGGACTTAGCATCTTCCGGTGTAATTTCAATCCAGTTAATCACGTATTTATTGGCATCCAACACTGTAGCTGTCGTTACGGGTGTCTCTACATCATCTTTCTTTAAGGTCAACGATACTTTGGAAGAACTTTTCAACGGAATTGTACGCTCAATTATCAGTGTTTCTTTACGTTTTTGACAAAATATTTCAACTTTTGTATAGGCTTCTTTCGTTCCTTTACGTATCAGTTTCTTGTCTTCCTTTCCTCTTAGATTAACACCATATATCGCATAGAACAGACCTTGTGACAATCCCGTTTTGCCAGAGCCATTACTTAGCTGGTCTTCCTCCGTTCGGTTCTCCCCAGTCACGCCCAAGGTTTCTTTTGTAAAGGTGTAATCAAGTTCTTCAAATGACAAAAAATTTCTTAATATTAATCTTTCGGGGTACATAATTTATCTGTCAATTTATTTTTAATTTCATTAAACAAATCCTTATCCGACAACGCTTTTTTAGCATTATCCATTCCCTGTCCTAACCGTGTCTCGCCATAGTAAAACCAAGCGCCCTTTTTAGAACAAATCCCCTCCCTTATAGACATATCTATAAGCTCCTGTACCGTGTCAAATCCTACACCGTACTCTAACATTACCTGGCATACACGAAAAGGGGGTGCAATCTTGTTTTTTACAACTTTAATCTGTGTCTTGTTGGCTGTTGCCACCCCGTCTGTCTTTTCCGTACCTATACGGGCAAATTCGGCTCTTTGTGTAGCATAGAATTTAAGGGCTTCACCTCCTGGTGTGGTTGTCGTAGGACCGAATCCCATACCTCCGATTTTCTGCCTTGTCTGATTGATACATAGGAGAATGTTTCCGTTTTTCTTACATACATTTTTTAGGATGCTTAACTGCTGTGACATAAGGCGTGCAACAAGCGCTATCTTTGCATCTCCTGCCTCACCCTGCAAAACAGCTTCCGGCACCAATCCGGCAACTGAATCAAGCACCACCAATCCAATTTCCGGCACCTCCAGCATTTCGCGCACAATTTCAAGTGCCTGTTCCGCACTGTCCGGCTGCGACATTATCCACTTGTCGCGGCTTAAATCAACTCCAAGCGCTTTTGCGTATTCCAGGTCAAGTGCTTGTTCCGTATCTACATACCCTACCGCTTTCCCAAGCGTTTTCTGTACGGATGCACTTAGATGCAATGCCGCAGAGCTTTTGCCACTGGAAAATCCTCCGTATATTTCGTGTATTCTTCCAAGCGCAAAACCGCCTCCCAATATTTCATCTAATGCCATGCTGCCGGAAGACACAGTGTCTACCTTTATATCGTTGCCTACTACCGCTTCCTTTCCGAAGCGCTTTTCTATTCTTCCAAATAATTCTTCCAATCCCATTATAATACCTCCTTTAAAATTTCCATTCCTTCATTATAGGAGTAATCATTTTGTTTACAAAATTCCTTGAATTTGTCTGCAATATCGGAACCTGACAAAGCTTTGATTTCTTCTGCTGTCTCCACCTCTTCCGTTTCCAGTTCTACGGACTTAACTTTCACGTCCACACCAAGTTTTCTATATTCTTCCTTGTCGATAGAGGAAATTGCATCTTTTGTGCCCACGAATTCAACACGAATAAAATCTTCCTTGTTTTTCTTCTGAAAATCTTTTACAATCTTATCCGCTTGCTTGAAAGTCGTGTTTTCCAGGTTCACGGTGACTTTTCTGTACCGTTTTCCTTTTGACGGAATAAACGCGTATGTCAAATCATCATCCAATAACCAAAACCCCTTTTTATCATCTTCCCCGAAATTGTTCTGCGTGATGCTTCCAAGGTGTACAATATTTTTCCCTATTTCTTGGAAATCATGATAATGTCCGGAAAAAACCATACCGAAGTTTTTAAACAGAGAAGGTTTTATATCGCTTTCCACCTCGCTACCATCATTATTCCTGCTTCCTTGAAAAGCAATATGAGTAAATAATACATGCGTCTTATGATTCTTTTCTTTCAGCACATCACCCATCCCTTTTAACCATATCGCATTGTCGAAAAACGGCATAAAATAGCATATTACACCGCCTATCTCGAAAGCGTCCAAGTCAGTTATCAACTTAAACCCTTTATGATATTTAAACGCATCCAGAAACGACCTGTCTGAACTATAATCGCTCTTATCGTGATTTCCTGGAATGCAATATACTGTGTGTCCCATCCTCGCGTACATATCAAGTATAGAGGAAAAAGCATTTAAGACGTCCTGCCTCTGTGATATACGGGAATCGAATATGTCACCAAGCCACACATGGTCGGTTATACCGTTGTCTTCTGCTACATTCAATTCCTGCCTTTGCAATTCCGTTATTTCTTCAATATTGGAAGGCTTCAAATGCCAATCCGTACTTATTATCATCTTCCCGGTCACGTTATTAAAATTTTTAAGTTTATTCATCAAATTCGTATTTATATCACAAAATATTTACTCTGATAGGGTTAAACGCTAACCCACTACCGATTATCTGCCGTACGGCAGAATCACCGAATACTTTTCTTGCTATTCCTATTGAACCGTTTATATCTGCATTAATCAGTTGATTTACAGATGATTGGAATAATCCGCGTTTCTTTCTTTTTCCAAGGTAAATATCATGTTTTTCAAGAGCTTCAAAAGCCAAATGGTCTACTTTGGACGTATAACTTTCTTCTGTTATTTTTACATCAATACCCACTAATTTTGCCTTGTAGGAGATTTTGTCAACAAGACTTGAAAAAGGAATTTCAACAAAATTCTGATTGTTCTTCTTTCCAAGATTGATATTGTTCTTCCAATTCTTATTAAGACCTATTACTATCGTACCTATATCGTTTTTCTTGCAAAAATCAATGATAAACTTGCTGATTTTATGCATCTTGTCATTAATCCATAAGTTACGGTAACAAACTAACCTCTTTAATCTTTTTGAAGTACCTTTATCTCCCATAAAAGACATTTGTCTTGCTTTTGTTTTGTTGAACCATTGATTAAAAGATTTGACAACTTTCCCGTTTACAATGAAAAACTTCTGGTTTACATTGTTGGTACATGTACATAGATTGTTCAATCCTAAATCAATCGAAAGGAAATTATCTTTCTGTAAATCAAGATTTTGTTCCTTTCTTTCATAAATCACTTCCACAACATAACATGTTGCTTGCGGCACAATTCTTACTTGTTTAAGTTCTTCTTTCTTTACATTGGTTTTTATTGGTTGTATAATGTTTTTAATAAAATGAATATATCCATCTTGTTTTACTCTACAAGAAGCAGTAGTGAAAACAATCATGTTTTGTTTCTTGCTGCTTTTGTATTTCGGTAATTTGGGTTTTGAGTGAAACTTTGAAGGACTTTTCTCAAATTCCTTAACACTCCTCATCCATCCTTTTATAGTTGAAAACACTTGTGCTATCACTTGTTGAGAAATAGAAGAAGGCAAATTTCTGAAATCAAACTGGTTTTCTCTGTTTAATTTAGTTGAAAATTCATATTCTTTCAAATAACTATTTGAGAAGATGCCTTGACGGACATTATACAAAACATAATTGTACAATAATCCGGACTTGTGGCAAACTTCCTCAAATCGGTTATCCTTGATAATATGTCTCTCAACCAGTCTCATTTCTCAATCAATCTTATTGTCAGAAATTTCAATTATTCGCTTATAACGCAGTCACCTTTAATGTATTGTCAAGATTTTTCAAAACATTATCTTTCTCTACTTCCTTGTCAAAATAGAAGCTCTCCCAGACATTGGAAATCTTTAAAGCTATTCTGAACTTCTTGGTTGACTGTGAATACCCCTCGTCATTATATCTACTGATAGAAGTAATCTTTATCCTTTTATTATTTATCTGTACAAACATAATCTTACCAAATTAAATATGTTCCACTTAATCCCACAAACACATCAAAATCCTTATTGAATACTCCATATCCGGCACCTACCGACACACCGAATCCAAATCTTTTCTTTTTCTCCGGTTTCGTCCACATTGTGACATCGCCTATCTTTCCGGGCAATTGGGAAGTTATCTCCATACGGTTACTGTCCCCTATACGCTGATTTGTCAATAAAAACTTGTTGGTTATATTAAAGTTAATCTTATACTTTGCCAGGTGTGTAGCCCATACTTGCAAATCATATCCTACCGTATCGGTTTCTTCCTTGAATGTATAGAGGCTGTCCGTTTTCCTCAATTCGGAAACCTCTCTTTCCAGTCCTTCATACTTGTATTTCCATTCAAATTCCACCGCTTCTACAAGTGCTTCCTTTTCCTTCAATCGGTTGTATAATTCTTTGTTTTCTTTTTTCAATTTAGAAAAACTTTCGGAATTGTAAACCTTTATATATCTGTTTAAAGAATCGGTATAAAATTCCACTTCATATAACAACCTTTCATTCTCCCTTGCTTTCTTGATAGATAAGAATAACAATATGAGTATTATTATCATACCCGAAATGAGGATTATTCTGTAAAGATTTTTCATAATAATAGGAATAATGGAAGGGTAAAAATTACCCTTCCTTGTGTGATTTATTTTGAAGTTCTCGCTTTCAAGTTTCTTAAGCGCGATGCAATGGAATTAGGAACGCTTGCTGATGCTTCCCTTTCTTCTACTGCCGTATCTTCCGGTTCCGGGTCTTCTGTTCCTTTTTCTTCATCTTCCGGCTCTTCGTAATCCTCAAAAGGCAGTTCGCCACCTTCCTGTGCAATGTCGTACCATTTACGGAGTTCGGCTACGGTCAACTCTTCCGGTAATTCCTTGTCTTCGTAGTTATCGGCAATGTAGGCACGGAGTTCCTTTTTGAGGTTCGTCAATGTAGGATAACCGCCTGCTTTCTTTTCCGTCTTTGTTGGCTCTTCTTTCGGTTCCTCCGTTTTCACCTTCTTTGTCTCGGGGGCTTTTTTAGGAGCTTTCTTTTCCTTGATTTCGTCCTCTTCCGGAACCAACTTGTCAAGTTCTTCGAGCTTGTTCAAAAATACATCATCCTGGAAAATACCGTATGATTGTTCTTCGTCGATTCTTTCCAGTCCTTCCAACTGCATATCCCAGTCTTTACGCGAAAATACGTCCACATACATATCATCCAAGGTAGGCAATTCTTCCATGATACCGAACACTTCGTCTGATACACGGTTTTTAGCAAAGAAATCGTCCCAAGTCTGGCGCTTATTAGCATCCGGCATTCCGCAAGTAATGTCGAAATTTTTCTTTTTGTTTTCGTCCGTGGTAACGTTAACAATCAACGGATAACCTTCGTCCGGGTCAGAAAAGATGTCGAGATTAATAATACCATCGTCAGAACCGCCTGCACGTTCCATAGAAATGTTCTTCATTTTCTTCCACCAATCCGGGCGCAAATCAAGACGGTACACGTCGTTTTCTGCCCATACATAAGCCACATAGTTAAGCATGGCTTTCATGCCCCATACCCACTGTTTCTGCTTGTTGCGATAACCACTGATAGGATAGAGGAATTTTGCGCGCTCGTCCTTGTCCTGGATATCGTTTGCCAGGTTATACACATGACTGATATAGGTCAATACTGCATCCTCACCGTTCATCCGGTTGCTGTGGATATCAGAAGTAAAGACGCCTTTTTGTCTAATTTCCTTCTTTCCGGTGTCTTTCCCGTCCTTATCATATACCGCACATTCGATAGGAAGTTTAACCGTCTTTCTCGGCATATAGGGTTTCCCTGTCAACGACGGCAATACGCGCAATACATATCTTCCGTCTTCGCTCAGATTAAAAAATGAGGCTCTGCCGCCTTGTCCAAAACCACCGCCCATTGTTGCGGCTGCTTTTCCTACTGTTTCATCAATTGATTCTACACTCGCTTTTTTGTACTTACTTCTATCAAAAGCCATAACACAAATTTTTTAAAAATTAATAATCAGTTTTTACTATCTTAAAAGTATTTATCTTTCCTTCAATAAGCTCTTTTTCAAAGTCTTGCGGTACAATCTTTGGTAACAAATTGTTAAGTTTCTTGTCCTTGCTTTGTACTGCCCAAAATAGGGTGTCTAACTTGTCTCTCTTCGATTCTATCTCAATAAGATTCATCAAATTTTTCTGATACTGTTCATTGAGTAATATAGCATCCTCCAACCCTTTTTCAGTCAGCTTAAAAGATTCTCCATCAATCGTTATTCTTCCTCCATTCGTAGCCGCTTCTCGTCTTAATTTCTTCCTTAAATTAGCTGCAAACACATCGCAAAACAGTTTCTCTTCCTTCGCTTTCTTTTCGTATTCAACTTTCATCAAACCGACCTTGTTAAGCAATCCAGATACCGTTACCGCCTCTCCATAAAGATTCGAGTAATTGATTGTCGTAACATCATCGAGTTCTATCTCCTCGTCCTTGTCCGGTGATACCAAAACAACGGTCTTGGTACCGATTTCTACCATAATTTTCATATCAAAAATATTTTACGTCAATACTGTAAACAATGAATTAACATTCGCCTGCAAAATATATTCTCCTCTGAACTTATCCCACACAATCACACCATTAACCAACAAAATATTCTTTTTACTACCTCTTAAAAACTCTCCGTATTCTTCAAACAACTCTGGGAAAATAGTTACATTTATAAACTCATAATTACTTTCCAATACTATCGTAGCAAATATTCCCTTCTTGCTTTTCCTCTCTATTATCTCAATCACATAACCGCCTATCACGGCACGACGGGTTTTCTTTGAATTAATGTCCCAAAATTTTATCTGTGACACATCCTGGAATTCCGTTTCGTCGTCTAATTTAGGCATATGATATTCATTTACCAAATCGTAATAATCAAAAAATGCAAAACCGGACGTTCTTTTTTGCTGCAACAGCCACCACCAATTATTGCGTTCTTTGCGGACTTTCATAATATTGGTAAGTAAATCCTTATCCTCCAATATCTTAACCCTTTTGTTCTCGCGGTACATCTCAATAAGCGCCAAACGGTCTTTAGGTTCCTGGATATTCTCCAATTCGTCGAACGCTCCTGCAAATATCAAATTCTCAATGACAGATTTATTTACCGGACTGCCTTTAATTACACATCTGTCTATAAATTCCTCCAAGGAGAAAAACGGGCCGTTCTTCTTTTTCTCCTCCGATATATATTCTTGTGCTCTTTCTCCGCATTGTTTTACTGCATTGAATGCCCAGTACATGCTATTCGTACGATAATCGGACACAATGTTTATATCTGACTTGTTGATATCTACTGGATGTATCTTTATCTCACCGGACTGCTGTATTTCGTTTACATAATAGGGTATCTTTTCATCTTTCGCGAATGAAAATGTAGCACTCCAATACTCAATAGGATAATGTACCTTAAGCCATAGGCATATATAAGCGGTCATACCATAGCATACGGAATGAGATTTGTTGAACGAATATTTTGCAAACTCTTCCATTTGGTTCCAAAGATTTTCCGCGTATTCCTTTGTGACACCCTTAGAAGCAAAATTTTTTGCATAATTAGTAATAAACTTGTCTTTATAAAGTTTTATCTTCTTTAAATCCTTCTTCCCCAAACATTTACGCAAAAGGTCTGTTGTTTCAGAATCAAATCCGGCAAGTTTTTGGGCTAATAACATTATACTTTCTTGATAGACAAGTAGTCCAAAATCTTTCTTCACCACTTCTTCACCGCCTATAGGCATTTCTTCTGTCCAGTCCTTTTCCCCGTTCTTCCGCAAAATATATTCGTTGTGGAAATTGTTTTCCATAGGTCCAGGTCTGTAGAGAGCCACACATGCAGACAGTTCGTTTATGTTTTCCGGTTTCATTTTTACGCAATATCCGGATAATCCTGCTGAACCAAGCTGAAAAACATCTCCCAGCCATCCTTTACCTGCATACTCGAATACCTGCTTATCGTCCAAAGGCAAGCTGTATATGTCAATATCTATTCCGTGGTTCTCCTTTATCAAGCGTAACATTTCCTCGAACTTATCCAACTGTATGATACCCAAAACATCTTCCTTTAGGAAGCCTGCCTCTTCCACTTCCGAACCTTCCCAGTCCGTAACTACAAGTCCTTTTTGTGTATGTACGGGCATCCATTCGTAGGATGTTTTTCCATCTGGCAACACTACGGTTCCACACGCATGCACCGACTGGCTTTTAGGTGAACCAAGAACTACCAACATGTCGTTGAACGTTTCTGTATGTTCCTTCACGAACTTCCTTAGGTCTTCCTTTCCGCATACAGTCTTAAAAAACTCCTCTATCGTCTTTTCCTTGTCATCTCCGATACAAGCGGTAAACCATCTGTATAACTGTACTGGTATGCCGTCTGCACGCGCCATGTCCGATATTGCCTCTTTTAGCTGGAGAGTAATATAGGTGCCAAGCGAACAAACCTGCTCCTTACCGAACCGTTCTTCCATGTAAGCTTTTATTTCGTCTCGTCTTCTGCCTGGGAAGTCGGTATCTATATCTGGCATTGACCCTAATACGGTCTTTGCCCGACGTTTTATTTCAATATTTTTTACTATCATACAACTATTCGTTTATCAGTTCGTCACCTTCTTTTAGCTCTTTCGCTCTGATTATCATTTCCTCGTCATTTCTGATAATCTTTATAAAAGCATTTCCGGATATTTCTTTTTCTCCGTTTATTATTACCACTTCTTCCTCTTCATGCCGAATTAAACGACCCTTTGTCAAAAATCGACTGAATAGGAGTTCGTATTCCAACGGGTTTACATTAACAATACCAAGAAGATAGGACACCAAAGAGCCAGCGGAGGAGCCTCTCCCCAGTCCGACCAAAATGTTATTATCCCTTCCCCATCTGATAATATCCCTCAGCATCAGAAAGTAGTCCACTACATCGCCTTCTTCTATGATGGATATTTCCGTGTTCAGTCTTTCCGTCAGTTCTTCTTCACTGTATCTATCCAGTATTTCCGGGTGTTCTGCCAGTCCGTCAAATACAAGCGATTCAAACATTTCTGTATTGGACGAATATTTCTTTTTCTCCTCTTCTGTCATTACATATTGGGGTGCATGCCGTACTTGTGTCTCCAGCAAATAATTACAATTTACCGATATGTAATTAAGATTTACCAAAGCTTCTTCAAACAGTCCGAAAAACTTGTCTTCGTCCAATATCAGTTTTGACAGTTCTTCGTAATACTCTTGATAGTTCTTCATGTACTGGTTGTCACTCTCATAATTCACTACCTTTGCCAGTCTGTTAAGCTTTTCCCTTATAGGGGCGTACCGTCTTTCCAGGTACCAAGCGTCACATACCGCCACGGGCTTATACACACCCACGAACTTTTTCAGATTGTCAAGATATTTTTTATCCCGGTCATTCTTCTTGTATTCCACGGTATCAAGCTGGTAATAAGTGTCATTCCATTTTCTTGACAATATAGGGAGATTTTCAAACGTACATGTTTTCGGGTCAAGTAGTAGAAAACATCCGTCTTTCATTTCCTGCAATTCCTTTTCCGTGATAAAACCTTTTTCGTCAACATTCAGAATTTTGTTTATTTTCAATAGGTTATTCCACCCCTCCTTATTCTTGACTATCAGTTTTACCGTATATCTAACGTCCTTCTGTTCATTATATACGGTAACTTCCATACCGAATATAGGTCTTATGTCACTTTTTAGACACGCATTTTGAAACTTGAACGCTGATGCAAGCGTATTCTTTTCGCATATGCCAAGCGCCCTTATCCCCATGAATTTCGCCTTTTCCACCCAGTCGGAATAAAAGTGCATCCCGTTCATAAGCTCGAAATTACCGTGTACCCCTATATAGGTGTCAAACCTCAAACTTTCGTCAAACAAATTCGCTTTTCCGATATACTGCAATCGGTTAAGTTTTATCTTGTTTTCATCTCCCTTTTTCAGATAATACCATACATCACCGAACCGGAAAACATAGTTATCACATTCTGTTCTGTCTCCTACCCACTGGAACGAATCGTCGAAGAAAATCCCGTTCTCTTCCTTGTCCCACTTAAAAGGCTCGAACAACTCGAATGTTTGTCCGTTAATTTCTACAATATAATTATCTAAAGCATTGAAAGACAAAAAGTTATCCTCCAAATATTTGATTAAATCTTTATACAGTTCATCCATATTTTTAGGGTGTAAAGGGGAGTGAAGTGTGTTTTACTTACACTCCCCATGAAATCAAAATCTAAATAAAAACGGCAATTATGATTTATTAAAATGGTTCCTGCAACAAACGGAAACAACGTTGTAATGCGTTCCTATTTCTTTTGCAATCCGGCTGAATGACCGACCGTCATTCTTTGCAAGTTCTTCCCACACCTTATACGATATACTTCCTTTCTTGTACGGGTTTTTTCCTTTAGGTGAAAGGTTAAACTTTTTCTTGACATACCCCTTTTGGGTATTTATCGAAACTTCCTTTGCATATTCTTCAATCGTCTTTCCTTTTGCTTCCAGTCTTTCGACAACCTGCTGCAAAAGGTCTTCTTTCTTAAATCCGGAAACGTTCTGCATTCCAAGCTTCCGTCCCACATTTCTCAAAGTCAACAAAGAAACTTCCATTGTCTTACTTCTCCTTTCCAAATACGGCATCCTTAATCTGCTGCACACGTTCTTCCGTTGAACCGGAAACAGAAATATATGGTATTCCGTAATTATCGACAATCTGCTTTATTTTACGGTCGATTTCCTTCTGGTATTCCTCGTCTTCCGAACGCGCACCGTCACCCTGCAATCTGAATGTAATAGGAAGATAGACAAGCAAAGGAAATTCGTATTTCCGTTTTACAATCTGGCGCTTTTCTTTGAAGTCCTCTTCTGCCAGGTTGTTATAATCCTTGTCTTTCGGATTACAGTTGTCAAAAAGCCATGAAGTGTACGCGTTCACATCAATAATACATCTGTCACTAATGGAAGGTTGTTTCATAGCATCTTCCATTATTTGGGTGTATTTGTCGAATATTTTCTTTTGTGATTCAGAAGTACCCTCCTTATTGATAGCTATTCCCTCTTCTTCAACCATCGTTCTGACAACATTCGTGTAAAACTTCCAGTTGTCAAATTCCGGTTCGTTCTGCAAGGCTTTCAATAGGGTTGTTTTCCCCGTGCCCTGCGCCCCGGTCATTAATATTTTGTCGTAATTTCTCATCTGTTGTCTCCTGCTCCATGAATTTTGTCACGCTGTTTGCGTGAAAACAGTTTTTCGATATTCTGTTCGGCAATCTTTTCCGTATCAAGACCGACGCGGTTAATCATACTGTTTATAACCTTCCAAGCGTTTTTCCAGGCTTCCAAAACAGCTTTCTTTCTTGCTTCCGGAAATACATTCTGCTCGGCTTCTTTCCAATCGTCACGCAACCACTTTTTAACCTGGTCTGCAATCTTTCCAACTTCCACGGGCAAATCAAACACACCTGCACCTTCCGCATTTGCCAGCGATTCTTTCCAATCCCAGCCTTCAATATCGAGATTGCACTCTTTGCGAATCATAGCGAGATACCAAAACATATCTCCAATTTCTTTAGAGATTTCTTCCGTTTCTGCCTCGTTATTGATTTTCTCATAGGTTTCTCCCATCTCTGAACACAAACCAAGTGTTACATAGGACAAAGCCACTTTTTCGTTATAGCAAGCTGTGGTAGCTGCCTTTTCTTCATACTCGAAATAATCCATATCTTTTGTTTTTAATTATACTGCAAATATAGTAATTTAATTTTGAGATAAACAAATATTATCTCCTTTATTTCAAATCTTTCATATCGATTTCTTCTAACCACCTCATTTTGAAGTAGGTATAAGGTATCTGTTCCGGCACGTCATTAATCCATATCACCACATTATCGTCATTCGGATGATTTATCTTCACCTTATATTCCTTTCCCTTGTATATCACTATGGTACCCGGTTTCAATAGGTGAAACCTGTCCCAAAACATAACCGACTTTTTCGTTTTCTCCGAATATTGCAAGTTCGGCAATCCGTATTCCTGCAAAAACTCTTTCAAATAAAAATCTGAAAATGCCTTGTCACTGTCAAACATCGTACCAAGACGGAACCTTTGTTTCAAGTTCAGAATCTTTGCTTTCTTCTTCTCCGCTATGTCCTTGTATATCTTCACAAGCTCGACACTCTCTATACGATTGTAAACTATCGAACGTAATTTACAACTCAAATACTCCAATTGCAAGTTAATTACAAACTGCTCCAGGCTAATTTTCCGTGATTTTTCCATGTCCTTATTTTTGACTTCAAATCTAACAAAAATTAGGATAAATGGCAAAAAATCAAGACTATAAATGCTTGGTATAGTAATTAATCGGTTCCGTCATATTGTCAAGCGCCCATAGGAGTTCTTCTTGTGTCGCATCTCCAGGGTCTTTCTTCTTGTCTTCCAGTTCGGCAATCTGTACATTGAAATACCTTTGCAAAGTCATTGATACCGTCTTAATCATTTCCGGCTTATCCGGGTCATACATCAAAATCACATTCCTTATACCCGGCTTATCCCTCAATAACCTTATCTGGCTTAATCCCATATTGTTACCGAACGTAAACACGCACTTTATATCGGGTGATTCATAAAGATGCAGTTTCGTATCTACCGATATGTAGTCAAACATTCCCTCCACGATTATTGCCGTGTCCGTTTCGTTCGTTATATTGTCATATCCTCCTATCACATGGGAGAACCCGTCACGCGAATTTTCATACCTCAATACAAGCTTTTCTGTTCCTTCCTTGAACCTTTGAAGGTTCTCTTCGTGCCATTCCTTACTTTTCTTTGAACGTGCCAGCCATGCGGCTAATTTGCCGTTCATGGTAAACTGGAATATGAACTTATCGTGCAATTTTCTTTCGAGAAAAAATTTTGTTTCTGCCGGACGAAATTCTTCATAATACCTTTTCACGAATCCCCTTTTATCCAAATATTCGTCCTTTTCTATATATTCCAGTTTTTTAGGAAGGGTGCATTCCTTGATTTCCTCTGCTGTTTCCTCTTCTTCATCGTCTATTAGAGGGGTCAATTTCTGCATTTTTACGGTGTTCTCGTAATCCTGCTTTATGAGGTCTTTCCTTCCTATCTTTTCCAAGAACTTTTTTAAGGTGGTTTTCATGCCACATTTGAAGCAATGGAATGCACCGTTATTCCCGGCATCATTGAACTTTATCCCCCATTTCCCCTTTTTATTGCAAAAAGGGCATTCCTTGTTCCTATCCTGCATGAAACCTTTTGCTCCGAACAAGGACAAATTCAGTTCGGATATTACTTCGTTTTTGTCAACTCTGAACATCTTAAACTTATACTCTTTCTAACGTTACTCGTTTTTTCTGTCCTCCCTTAAGAAGACACCACAAAGATAATATTATGTTATGACATACGCAAGTGCTTATGTCTAAATTGTCTCTGTTTTAACATCATTTTGCTTTTCACCGTCTTCATCCTTTTTCTTTCTTGTCTTCTTCCCAGATGTAGAAGACGTGAACCCCTTGTCACCTCCGTAATATTCGGCTGTCAGCGCCTTATCACAAAAACGCCCCCTGCCGTAATCCGTCACAATAGGGAAGGTGTCTTTTACCGTATCGTAATCACGTACTTTATCCATATAAATACGCATTATGTTCTGTTTCTTCTCCTCTCTTGTCCGATTCCCAGTAAACACAAAAGAAAACGGCTTTACCAATGTCCTATCCCCTTCCGTATAACTTCTATCTATTACCTTATCCGAATTGTCCCATATTTCCAACGGCACATTCCCGGCTTGTGCTGCCGTAAATCCCACCATTTTAAACTCTACACATAAGTTTTTCAAAAGTTGTGCACATGTCTGTAATTTTTCTTTTTTGAATGTAGGGTTGTTGTCTACAACACGGTTTGTTCCGGTTGCCACAAGGTCTAATGAATCCAATATCAATACATGCGGATAATAACCGTTTTTCTTGTAATAAGATACAATCACGTTACGGACATCCACCATTGTAGCCTGCCCGAATTTTTCAAACGAATATACATCTATGTCTTTAGAATAGGATTTTATGTTTTCAAAAGCCTTATCAAGCTTTTCTGCCAGCTTATCATCTATGACACCCTTTCGGATATTCCCGTATTTTTGTCCCGTCCAAAACTGGTCGTATCTTTCCAGGCACGCACGCGCACCACCCTCCAACTGTATATGCAAGACCGGGTGTCCATCAAAGGCTGCCTGCATTCCATGATATCTTAATGCAGTTGATTTACCCACACCCGACCTCATAATCCATAATACGGTATCTTCTATCGTGGCACCACCTTCCGAAATATCATCTATCTTATCAAGTCCGAACATTACACGTGACGGAATTTCCCCGTCTTCCTCTTCCCGTCTTCCTCTCATTCTCTTGTCAAAATCGGCAAAAACCTTTTGGAAACCACCTGCTTCATGCCTTAATGATAGGGACAATATTCTTTGACTCTCTTCCGCATTTACCCGTATAGCGTCTTCTTTCTTTCCTTCTTCGTACAAATCATGTACTTTTTTAGAAAGTAGCTGGAATTCCACATCTTTAATGTACGCTTCCAGCTGGTCTATAATAATTTCCTTGTCTACTTTGGCGGCAGACTGCACGGCATCTATTGCCTCAATCACAAAATCGCTGTCAGCGTATTTTTGAGACACCACACCCAAAGAAGGAATCTTATCTTTTTCCTTTAATACTTCTGTTGCCTCTTTTAGCAAGAATTTGAACCCGGGCCACTCTTTGGGTATTAACTGATAAGTCAGATTATTTACCACCATCCTGGTGATATTCAAATCCATATACACAAGCTTGAATAATTCTGCCATGAATCCGGCAGACAGTTTTTGCGCCATTTCTTTTTAGATTTAAAAAATTAGGGTTACAAACGTAACCCTTTGATATGAAGAAAACAAATCGTTATTGTTAAATCAACCCAACCGCTTTTCTTAAAAATTCTCTTGCATTCTCTACTGACACACCTAACTTTCTCTGTATCAAAGAAACCATGTCATTAACTTGTTCCTGTGAATCCAAATTGCCTTTCACAAATTCCATCATAATGAACTTTTCTAAAAATCTTGCTTTCATAACCTTATCTTTTTGTTGTTTGACTTCTTATCTCTTAATCTCACAGTGCAAAGATAAGGTTATGTTATGAGATACGCAAGTGCTTATGTATAAAATATGGGTTGTTTAACATCATTTCACAATATAAATAATCTAATTGTTAGAATAATAGTCGTAATGATAAAGATTAATGCGAAATATTTCCATATTTTTACAGTAGCCTCTAAACCGTGCTTCCGTTTGTCAAACTCACTTAAGGCATAATTCAAAGCCTCGTCTTTCAATCCCTTAAGCTTATCATTCAAAGCCTCGGTTATATCGTCTGCGATAGCATACTTTACCTTTTCTGATACGGATTCTGGATAACCCCTCTCTTCATAATTTATTTCGTTCAACAAATCATAATGAAACATATAAGGTATTCCGTTTACTTTATAGGAAAGTTTGATACCGCTTTCTTTGACATATTCCAAAAACCTTTCTTCGGCAATCTCGTTTATCCTTTCTTGGTTAAATTCTGACTGCTTCTTTATCTCATTAAAATATTCCTCGTCAACAATTACACAGTTGTTTTCAAGCTTCATTACATGTGCTTCCATGATTATTCTCCTTTCAGTTTCTTTATCAATACATCAGTATAATTAATTGATTCAATAGCTACTACTTCTATTGCATCCATCTTTTTATCTGGATGTTCATCCAAATACATACCCAAATTTTTCATAAAGAAACTGTTTGAAATCAAAGCTTGCATTGCAGCCTTTGCCAGTTCATAACGCCTCTGTTCCCAGTCAATTTCTTTTTCTTCCATTGTCATTCCTCCT